GCCATCGCAGCAGCAATGACCATCTTCGACGTTACATGTGCATTCATCAACACAGTTGTCGCAACAACTGTCAGACGCACAACCAGCAAATAGACACAAGGCAAAAGCCATTAGAAATGCGGATAGATATCGCATAAATCCTCCTGATATGTTAAGGTTGTAATTATCTATGGAGGGTAGGGGGAAATTTGAGACATGGACAAAAACTTGTAAACAAAGTTCACAAGAAGAAATCAGAAGGAAAATGTTATCTGTGCGGGGAAGAAGATTATGCAGTTTTGGATTGTCATAGAATAATTCCCGGAGAAGATGGAGGAAGATATGTTGAATCAAATGTCCTAGTGACATGCGCTAACTGTCATAGAAAAATACATGATGATCAGATTGTGATCGACCGGAAATATAACACAACTTCAGGAACAACTGTTTTGCATTTTTGGGACGAAGATGGTGAAGAGCAATGGGTTTAGAAGGAAAAGGAGAGTGTGATCATGTAAAAAAGCTTTCAGATTACCCAGAATTAGGAACAAATTTGGATAACGGCGTCACTTTGTGTGAATGTTGTCATAAAAAAACGTATGGCAAAGAAGAGTTGTACGAAGAGAAGTGGGTTTAGAAGGCTAAATACCTTCGTTATGAAATCATTTAAGAACTGGCTAGAAGATGTAGGTGGGAAAAACCTGAACTCCATGGGAGCGGATATGAATCCTACGAATACTGCTCAAGACACAGGCCAAGCCGTTACTGATTTCACTTCAACAAATGCCTCGAATCCTATGATCACTAAGTTGATGGGGGCGGGAAACGGACCACAGCAAAACAGTTTGCTCACAAAGATTTCTTCAAATGTTTTGGACACTCAAAACAACCCCAACAATCTTAAATTTGATCAAGGTGATGTCATGCGTCAACTTTCTCTTCAATTTCTTGGGCAACCAATGAGAGGAATGATGAGACGAATGATGGCTAAAAAGATGGGGAAGAAATGACGTTCAAGGAATTCTTACAGAAAGAGGATCTTCAAGGTCTCTTCGGGAATCCCGTTAAGTCCAATCCGGCCAGAGTGGATCACGCTCTTGATAAAAAGTTTTTTCAACAAGCAGCAATGACTCCTTCCACAAAAAAAAGAGGCGGAAGCGATATCAAGAGAATGTTGGGAGGACAAAAAACAATGTCCAAAGCCGTCATGCCTTCCGGTGATTTACTAACTTCTGTAACTATAAAGCCCAATAAAGCTGGAGAATTCTTTAAGGCACCAAAAAATGGTTCGACTAAGAAAGTAAAATCTCCAATGGGACTTTCTTCAACTTAAAGCATTTTCTTTAATATACCTCTTGTAATGTTTTTCCCTTGGCTGTATACTCCGTGCATATTCAGTCAACTTACAAGGGGATTTGTAAATGGAAAACATTAAAGAAACAACGCCGAGCAGTAACGCTCTTAAACAATATGCTTCGATGTACAATCGTGACGAGTTCCTCACGTTGAATGAGGAGATGAGTTTTGGTGAGTACATTGAACTTTTGAAGAAGAAGCCAAAGTTGGCACGTAATGCTTTTCAATACGTGTACGACACAATCATGTCCAAAGGGACAGAAACTTTCACAAGGCATCGTCGTAAGCACACGAGATACAATTTCTTCAGTGATTCCGATTATCCAATTTTTGGACTTGAAGAAACTTTGATGGACCTTGTTGATTTTATTCATGGTGCTGCTGGGCATTATGGAACAGAGAAGAGAGTTCTTCTTTTACACGGACCTGTTGGTTCGTCTAAATCCACAATTTGTCGTGTATTGAAAAAGGGTCTTGAAGCATACAGTCGAACTGACGAAGGTGCTTGGTACACTTACAAGTGGGTTGATCTTCCCTTTGAAGGACCAGACGGTATTTATAACACTGATAAGTGTGATGCCGCTATGCACGACAGTCCTCTTCGTTTGCTCCCAAGAGAGATGCGAGACGAAGTGCTTAAAGACATCAACACTATCCATGTGGATCAAGCCCCTGATGGAGAAAAGCATTCCGTCTACGAATTGATTTGCGAAGGTGAGCCCAACCCTCGTTGCAAGTTGTTCATGAAAGAGCTTCTTGAAAAGTACGATGGTGATTGGCTTAAGGTTGTTGAGAATCATATTCGTGTTGTGCGTCAGTGTCACTCTGAATCGGATCGTATTGGAATTGGAACATTCCAGCCGAAGGACGAGAAGAACCAAGATAGCACCGAGCTTACCGGAGATATGAACTTCGCTAAGATTGGCCACTTTGGTTCTGACTCCGATCCAAGAGCTTTCAACTTCGATGGAGAGTTTGAAGTTGGAAATCGTGGAGTGGTTGAGTTCATCGAAATGTTGAAGCTCGACAATGCTTTCCTTTATGATCTTCTTGGTGTTTCTCAAGAACACCAGATCAAGCCTAAGAAGTTCGCTCAGATTGTTGTGGATGAGCTTATCATTGCTCACACCAACAACCCTGAGTACGAAAAGCTGAAGGCCAATCAGTTCATGGAAGCTCTACGAGACCGTACTGTTAAAGTAGATGTTCCTTATCTGCTTCGCTGGTCGGATGAGCTTAAAGTTCTGGAACAGGATTATGGTACAGATAAAGTTAAGCAGCACATCATGCCTCATACTCTTGAGATTGCGGCATTCTTCGACATCTTGACACGTCTTGAAGATGACGGTGATGGAAAGCTTGATTTGCGTGACAAAGCTAAGCTTTATGATGGTCGAGCCATCCCCGGTTGGACTGAAGATACCGTTAAAGAGCTTCGTGATAAGTTCACCGAAGAAGGGATGTCATCTGGAGTTTCGGCTCGTTACACGCAAGATAAGATTTCAAACTGTCTTGCACGACACAAGGATTACATCAATGTTTTCCATGTGATGAGCGAAATCAAGAAGGGTTTGAGCATTTCCTCTCTAATTACTAATGTAGAGGATCGTAAGCGATACGAATATTGTGCTGAACTCGCCATTAAGGAACTGGATGAAATCTTGAAGAACGAAGTCCAAAGAGCATTGGTTGCAGACGAAAAAGCAATCGAGAGACTTTGCAACAAATACATTGACAATGTGATTGCTTATGTCAATGCAGAAAAGATGATCCATCCAATCACAGAAGAGTTGATGGACCCTGACGAGCGATTGATGAGAAGCATCGAAGAGAAGAATGGCATCCCAGAACAGGGTTGCGATGACTTCCGACGATCTCTTGCGGCCTTTATTGGAACTCTCGTTCACAGAGGCAAGAAGTTTGCATGGGACTCTAACGAAGAGCTTAAACGAGCTTTAGAGGCCAAGGTCTTTGAAGATGTCAAGGATACAGTCAAGCTGGCTTCTCTTACCAAAGAAGCAGCCGATCTTGATCCTGAGCTTCAAGAGAAGATCGACGCAATCAAAACTCGTCTGATTAAGCAGTACGGTTATAACCAACAGTCTGCTACAGATGTGCTCGATTATGTTTCTTCCATCTTCGCTCGTGGCGATACCTCCGAGTAGGTGACTGAGTGGCGGTGACGGTGGAAGCTCCATAGCTCTGCCGTTACCGCTTTTTTCTTAAAAGGCTTACAAGGAAAAGATCATGCCGAAGCGAATTCAAGAAGACCACAAAAAATTCCGGGATGTAATTTCCGGTAGAACAAGACGTGAGCTAAAACGTCTCATCAGCAATGGTGGGCTTGTTCGTCGTCGTCCAAAGGGCGGCAAGATGACGATTAGCATTCCTCAAATCGATATTCCTCACTTTGTCTTTGGAGACAATGGAGAGGGAGTTGGAAGAGGGCCGGGCAAAGAAGGTGACGTTGTTGGTCGTGATCCACAACCGGGTCAAGGCGAAGGCGGTGCCGGTGAAGACCCCGGTGAAGGCATCAACATTACGATAGACATGGATGATGTTTATCGTTTGATGGAGGAAGATTTAGAGCTTCCTCGAATGAGGCCCAAACCTAATGAAACTTTTGAAAGTGTCAGAATCAGATATAATGACATTTCTAAAGTTGGCTTAAACTCTTTGCGTCATCCTCGACGCACGATGATGGAAGCAATGAAGCGTCTGGCTATGACTGGGCAACTGGATGATCTTCATTATGCGAATAATTCAAAAATTCCAATGAAGATCATTACTCCAATCAATAGTGATTTTAGGTATCGTCAGTTTAAGGAAATAAAGATACCTTCTTCGAATGCTGTCATCTTCTTCGCAAGAGACTGTTCTGGCTCTATGGATGATTACAGATGCGACATCGTTAGCGATATGTCGTGGTGGATTGATTGCTGGATCAGAAGGTTCTACAAGAGAGTTGAGAGATGCTACTTCGTTCATGATACTCGTGCTCAAGAGGTCAACGAAGAAGAATTCTACAGCTATCGATATGGCGGCGGAACAATGTGTTCTTCTGCGTTTCGATCAATTGCTGATCAGCTTGAGAACAGATTCCCGCCATCTAACTTTAATGTCTACATCTTTTACTTCTCTGATGGAGACAACTGGGGTGGAGATAATCAGAAGATGGTTGAAATCATCAAAGAAGAGCTTGGTCCAGACAGGATCAACATGATTGGCATTTCTCAGATTTGCTCTTGGAGATATCAAGATAGCGTTAAGGCGTATATTGATGAATCTCTTAAGAACGGAAAACTCAATAAAGACTATTTGAGAACTGCGGGGATTGGACAAGACGAAGAAGACAACGATAGTGACACTAACTCTTTCGGAGGCAATTGGGGATATTCTCCAGATTTGTCAGAAGAGGATAGAAACTCTCAAATCATTGGTGCCATTAAAAGATTGTTAGCGGCAGATCAATCAGTTGGAGCATCCCTTGATTATGTGGGAGGAGACTGATGGATCAAACCCAAGGGTTTGTCGATCAATCTTTAGCTACTTGTTACAATTACATTCACACAGGAAGATGTAACAAGGCAATACAGATGTTATCTGTAATTAGAAAAATCGATTCAAACAATCCCATGATTTTGAGATTGCTTGATTTGATTCATGCGCCTTGTCGTAGCGAAGAAGAGCCGACTCAAGTTATAGACTTTTTTGGGCAGTATTGGGAAGGTCAGTCCCTTGATGGAAAATCCATAGAGATTTTTTGCGATCAAGGGATGGGCGACACAATCAATATGCTTCGCTATTTGGATGTGATGAAAGAGGCGTGGGATTGCAAAATTGTCTTAAACAATTATGCCTACTATAACGACTTCAAAGAGCTTCTGGAACAAATCCCAGCTATCCATAAATTTACGAACGAACACATCAAGTGTGATTACAACACAAATATATTAAGTATTCCGGCGTTGCTGAATGGACTTAAACATGCTGTTTACTATCCCGTACATTTTCTGAACTTGCTCGACCAGTCGGATATTCCAACACAGTCGGAGTTAGTACCCATGAAGGAGGTGAACCACACTTTGGGGAAACCGAGCGTGGGAATATCGTGGAAGAGCAATTCAGAGAATGTTTTATCACAGAAGAAATCTGTTCCAGATGATCAACATGAAGATTTTTTAGATTGGTGTGACGACTCTGGGGTTTATTTATATGGAATCCATCCTGATGCTATGTGGCATCCGCTTAAAAACTTATCAGATACAGCGAGTGCGATAGCTGAAATGGATGTGATAGTGTCTGTAGACACTGTGGTTCTTCACTTGGCTGGAGCAATGGGCAAACCAACTTTTGGATTGTTGCCATTTGAAGCTGATCCTAGATGGAGCAAGTGTGGCAACAGTGAAGTGATATATGATTTTGGAGAAACCAAGAAATATGAAACTTCTCTCTGGTATCCTTCTGTAAGAATGTTTAGACAAGAAAAAGAAGGAGATTGGAGTCATCCACTCAATAGGATCAAAGAAGAGCTTGCATCTTTATGTGAGATGAAGTAACATAAAGATTCAAGAGTGAGTATATTTAAGGAATTTTAGGATGACTAAATCAAGAATGATGAGCGGCTCTCCCTTGTTGGAGGGTGACAATACAATTCCGGGTCTGAAGATCCACAAAGAAGTAAATGATCTCATTCCTCGCATTCATGAAGAGTGTAAGAAGATGGGGTTGGATTACTATCCAACTATTGTCGAGTTTGTCAGATATGATGAGATGTCTGAGATCGCTAGTTATGGTGGATTCCCAGTGAGATATCCTCATTGGAAGTGGGGTATGGAATACGAACAAATGGCTCAGGGATACGAGCACAATCAGTATCGTATTAGTGAAATGGTCATCAATACCAATCCATGTTACATCTACTGTATGGACTCCAATACGCTTGTCGATAACGTGGATGTAATTTGCCATGCTATCGGGCACAATGATTTCTTTAAGAACAATGTGTTCTTTGAGCCAACTGACAATAACATGATGAATAAGTTGGCTAATCATAGCACTCGTATTAGAAACTACATTGCTCGATGGGGCAGTGAAGTGGTGACTGAATTTATTGATCAATGCTTGAGGGTTGAAACTCTTATTGATTCTCGTATTGCATGGAGAAAAAAGGAGATTGTGAATGTGAATTTGAAAGACGATAGAGAATATCGTTTTCCTAATCGTCTTACGTCAACTCATGGATACATGGATGAGTGGGTTAACCAAAAAGATTTCATTGACGAACAACATGAAGAAATTGAGAAAAAGGAAGCTGCTGATTTCTTAGATATTTATGGAAAGCCTACTCGTAATATCATGGGGTACTTAAAAGATAAAGCTCCAATGAAACCGTGGCAACAAGATATCATTACCATGCTCTATGAAGAGAGTATGTATTTTGCACCACAAAGACAAACTAAGATGATCAATGAAGGCTGGGCTAGTTTTGTAGACTATCATCTCCTTTGCAGAGAGGGATTAGCATCTCTTGGCCAAGAGAATGAAGCAGACGGTATTTGGCATTACGCTGAACACAAGATGCGAGTTCTTGGCGGCAAGTACAGCATGAACCCATACAAGCTTGGATACGAAATTCTTTTGGACATCGAAGATCGATGGAACAAAGGAAAGTTTGGAAGAGAATGGGAAGAGTGCAAGGACATGCAAGAAAAAGAAAACTGGGATAAGAAACTCGGTCTTGGTATGGACAAAGTATTTGACGTTCGTAAGCACTACAATGATTACACGTTGATTAGTGAGTTTTTCACAAGAGAACTTTGTGAGAAGAAAGAGTTCTTTGAATACAGAAAATTCCCTAATGGGGAATGGAAGATAATCAACAGAGATTTTGACTCAATCAAAGCTAACTTGCTTAAGAAGTATCTTAACGGTGGATTGCCTGATATCAGATTAGCTGATCCTAATCATCTGGGAAAAGGTTGGTTCTTCTTGCAACATTATGCAGATGGTAGACCGTTGTATGACAAGTACGTCAGGGAAGTTCTTCCATCTATTTACAGGCTATGGAGAAACGTAGTAGTTATAGCCACGAAGAACATGGATGACGTGGAGTTTGTCTATATTTGTGATGGACCAAATCCAGAGAAAGACATTCACGTAATGGAGCGAGATGATTACGAAAAGGAATTTATCAAATGACAGAAACTAAAAAGTTAAGCCGCAAGGCTAAGAATCGTGCTCAAAAAGAAGCATCTGGTGTCACTAAAAAGAGACCCAGAAGGGTTTCTGCAACACAAAAATTGCGTCGGAAAGAGAATTTGAAAGCAAAGAAAAAGATTGCCGCCGAAAAGCGTGAAGTCCAAATGCTTGAGCATCTTGTCAAAAATGGCTGGACTCGCAGTGGATTAAAGAACGATGTCTGGACTCTTGGAGCTTGGAAAGACGGTTTTGAGGACTGCAAGACCAGTTTGTGTAAAGCTTATAGAATTCAACTGAAGCTTGATAGCGAAGGTTATGAGAGACCACAGGGTATGGATGATGACTTGATGGACAACCTTTAATTCCCGAAGGTGCCCGGACCTTGTTGTTGCTGGTTTTGTCCAGTCTGAGGCACCATGTTTGGATGTTGTTGCATCATTTTAAGATACTCTTCGTCGCCCCCGTCGTTGCCAAGTCCTTCGTCTTCGCCGTCGTCTGGGATTTCGTCTGCCATTTTAATTTGATCCCAGTTTTGTTTAAGATCATCCCACATCTGCTTGAACTTGTTAATCTTGGGGGTATCGGCGTCATCTCCATCAGGAAGACCCATATCCATGTGCTCGATGTCAGAATCTATGGCAAGGATGCGATCTTGTTCTTTTTTTGATTTTGTTTCGATTTCTTGAGAATCGACCTGTGGTTGTAGGTTTGTACGCTTTACTTCGTCAGAAGCAGTGGTACCAGTGTTCTTATTAACCATAGGAGGAGCCATTTCAGGGCTAGCAGCACCTAAACTTGCCTCGTCTTCCATCCATTGTTTGAAGTTTGCCATACTTTATGTATTTCTCTAACTTGATTTTTCTATTATACTGTAGAGACAATTCTAATTTTTGGAGGACACATGGCAAGACAGAGCAAAGATCAAGTTCTTTATGATGCTCACACTCATGCTGTAAATCTTAATTTACGTGACATATATCTTCACAGCTATTATGTTAAAGACGATGAATCCGAGCCGGGCGTGGAGTATAGACAAGCTACCACGTTCATAAAGAATTTGCATATAATGGATCAAGGGGTTGATCCAAAGCCTATTTTGGTACACCTTCATTCTGATGGTGGTTGCTGGAACAACGGAATGGCTATTTTCAATTCTGTACAATTTTCCCGATCCTACATTACGATGTTGTGTTACTCACAAGCGTCTTCAATGAGCGGAATAATCCTTCAGTCCCCTCAGTTAAGAATCATGATGCCAGATTGTCATTTTATGATGCACCATGGATCAGGAGGATATGAAGGACATCCATTTGCTGTAAAGACGGCGGCAGATTTTGACATCATGGCCTGCAAACGGATGTTGACTATTTTTGCAGAACGGGCTATAAAAGGTCCGTACTTTGCTAAAAGAAAGTCAACAACGGTTGAGTCTGTGTACAGATTCTTCGATAAGAAGATTAAGGACAAGATAGATTGGTTTCTGGATGCTGAAGAAGCAGTCTTTTATGGACTTGCAGATGCAGTTTTAGGATCGAAAGATTATCCAGATGTTCAATCGTTAAGAGAGGAATGATGAGATGCCAGAGGCGAACAAGAACTCCAGTTACCGTACACGTTATGAGGAATCGAGATGGGTTACGAATCACTTGATTGGGATTCTTGCGGCTCGAAATCATTTTCATGATGTTAAACCAGCCACTACAGAACAAGACAAGCAAGGACTGGATTACTGGTGCCAGTTTGAATCAGGTGGGTTATGGATTCCTAATCAGTTCAAGTTGCGTGTGGCAGGTAAAGATGGACAAAGAGATTGTCCAGTAGTTTTTCGACAGCCTTTTTTTGGGTGCGATGTTGGCTACAGCAATAAATCCAATGTCGGACTTAACAAACTGGGACGTGATTATGTTGCCATTGTTAATGGAAAAAACAAGCTTTATTACGTTGCTGTGAAGAATGCCAATACTGGTCTTTATGATGAAATTTACATCATCAGAACTGTGATCTTGAAGAAGATCATCACTCGGTTGGAATCAGAGTGGATCAATCAGACACAATTTGATACTTGTGAAGGACTCGAAGTTCGCAATCCCTTCTACACATATTCTGAAGGAAAATTGACCAGAGAGAGATTGAATCAAACTGGCAACATAAACGCTGTTGCATATTCCAATGATGAGGGACAAGTTTGGCTGCAAAAGGTTGGGAACGAGAGATTCCATAAAATCAATTGTTATGTTAAAGAATCTTTGAAAGAAAAATCTTTTAAGATTGATCAAAGAGATGCAGAAATACTTAACCGAGAATTTCTTTCATGGAGGAAAGAACGATGAACCTTCCAGCTAACATTTTACTGAGTGACGAGTTCGCAGAATTCTCTGGCAAAGTAACTGCTTTGCATGAGAGGAAGAAAGAACTCAATGCAGAGTTTAAGAAGATTTATGAAAGTCATAAATCTGCCGTAGCTGCTATTGACGCAGAAGCCGTTGCGCTGCAAAATGACTTTGCAAAACCGGACTCAGAAGAGGAGAAGTAAATGGGATGTTTACTTGCTATAATTTCATTGATGATGCCAAGGTTTGTGCTGATCGTCATTGCGATAGCAACTGACTGGATCGGTCAAGCTTATGACGAAATGGTTTGGCCGATACTTGGATGGATGTTTATGCCATATACCACAATAGCTTATATGGCAGCTATGTTGAACAATGATCATCAAGTTAGCGGTGGATGGCTGGTGTTAATGATAGTCGCTGTGCTGTTTGATCTTGGTGGTCAAGGAAGCAGCGTTTCAAGTAGTTCTGATTAACGACAAGGATGTCACATGCACCACCCCATTACCGGATTTGAGCATATTCACAGACACTCTGACTTCTCGCTCATGGATGGCTTTGCCAAGGTCCATGAGTATGCCGAGAGACAGAAGGAAATCAATCAGAAGTTTCTGTGCATTACAGATCATGGTGTGATGGGTGCGGTGCCACAGCAAGTGAAGGAGTGCGAGAAGCATAACCTTTTCCCGATGTTTGGCTGTGAGCTTTATGTTAACTCGATGCAACCAAAAGTTGAGAATCGATACCAATCAGCAGAATTCAGAAAAAGTCTTGGCAACGGGGTTGATAAAAAGTCCCCCGAGCAAGCCAAGTTTGATAAATCATCTCATCTTCTTGCAGTTGCTTATACGAACGAAGGATATAAAAACCTTGTTCGCTTAACCTCTTGGTCTTGGATTCACGGATACTACCGTAAGCCCAGAGTCAACCATGATGTCCTCATGCAATACAAAGAGGGCATTATCTTTACCAGCACATGTGGCAACAGCGAGATTGCCAACGCTCTCTTTAATGAAGGAGAAGATGCAGCGTTCCAAATGTTGGAAAAGTACATCGCTATGTTTTCGCCGAACTTCTATCTTGAGTTGATGATGCTCGATTGGAAGATGCAGAAACCATACGATATATTTCTCATTAAAGCTCACGAAAAGTATGGCCTGCCAATCATCATGACACAGGATTGTCACTACTGCAAGAAAGAGCACAGCCACAATCAACGGCTGCAACTCATGCAGCAGAATCGGCGTACCATTCAAGAGATCAATGCCTTGATCGAGTCTGGTGAGGCTGACGATTTGTTTGAACTTCAAGATGAAAATCTTTGGCTTAAGTCAGAAGATGAACTTAATGCTAAATGGGAGCTTGATTACAAGGATGTTATTGATTACGAACTTTTCAAACAATCTAAATCAAATACTGTGGCTTTGTGTGAAAGAGCCAAAGGTGTTGAAATTGATCGAACCATCAAGCTTCCTAAAGTTCCAGATGCCGATGTGGTGCTTATGGAAGAGATTAAAAAAGGTTTCGTTGCTCGCCATTGTCCACGAACTCCAGTGTACTCTAAGAGAATTCAAGAAGAGTATGAGTTGATTTGTGAGAAGGGTTTCGCTTCTTACTTCATTGTTCAGAAGATGATGACAGACGAAGCACGATCAGAAGGGCCTAAGATCATTGGTTTTGGAGATGGTTCTGAAGCTGTCGGGCCGGGTCGAGGTAGCCAGTGTGGATCGCTGATTGCTTATTGTCTTCGGCTTCATGATGTCGAACCGATCATTCATGACTTAAGATTTTCTCGATTTTTGTCACCGGCTCGTGGTGGTAAGCAGCAGAAGATCAGACATTCAATTGAACCTATTGCACATGAGGAGGTGCCATTATGACAGACGAAAGAGTAACTAAAAGAGATATTGAAAAGCTGAGATCATATAATGGCTCAGAGACAGAGGCCGCTAGGATTGTAGCTTTAGGCAATTAGGCAATTTGGCCATCGCACAAGCTATTGATCGCTTGACCAAGCAAGTCAAGCGAGTCATTGATACTGAAATGCCACCTGAATCTAAAGATGGAAAGGCTGGCTGGGAAGATTTTAACTCTTGAAAGTTACTTGAGATGTTTGCTTTCTTAGCTTTAATATTTTTTCTGAATGGAGATTCAGAAACCGGGTTTTTATTTCTTATATTATGGCTCTTATTTGAGTCAGGAGGAGACGACGAATGAGTACAGTACATGTAAACGGAAGAGTCATAGAAGTCCCAGATGGCTCTAGCATCAACATTATGGGGAACAAGCTGTATGTGAATGGCTTGGAGTGGGAAGGCGACGACGGAGGCGATGGGCGTCTTAATGGCGTTGTCAGAGTGGAACTGTCTGGAGACATCAAAGAAGTGAAGACAGATTCCTCTTTGCATGTTCATGGCGACATTAAAGGGGCTGTATCAGTCGGCGGCTCTGTCAAATGTGAAAATATCACAGGTCATGTAAAGGCCGGTGGTTCTGTCACATGTAAAGATGTGGCTGGCAGTGTCACTGCTGCTGGATCAGTTATGAGACTTTGAAACATAAAATTTGGATTGGAGGCAAGGATGCCAAGTACACTAGACGATTACGAAGAGTTTGTGTTAAGATTAGCTTCTCCTCAATCTACGGAAACGCCAGAGATGCAATTGGTGCTAGGTGGACTGGGATTGTGTGGTGAAGCTGGTGAATTCGCTGATCATGTGAAGAAGGTTGTTTTCCATGGTCAGGAAATTAACAAAGAAGAAGCTGTCAAAGAACTGGGTGATGTAATGTGGTATCTGGCGTTTGCCGCTAGAACCATTGGGAGCAGCTTGCAAGAGGTTATTGATGGTAATGTTAAAAAGCTTTCTGATCGTTACCCAGATGGGGTATTTGATCAAAGTCGATCTCATGCGCAAGGAGAAGAAAGCGAGTGACCCATGCTCGATATGATTTTTCAGTTCATGGGATACACATTCGCTTTTTGGATGGCATGGAAAGTTTTTGATGGCATTTATCACAGGCTCAAGGGAGATGTGGGTTCTTGTTATCCATGTGGCAAAAAGGGCCTTGAGATCATCAGGCTTAACGCTTTGGTCGAAAGATTGACTCGTGAAAAGAAAGAAATGGAATCTACCAATTCTTTTCAAGAAAAAGATGAGATCATAGCTATCAAAATTCTAAATGTCGCAGGCCAAGGCACAATTGAAGACATTTATGGAATTGGGCCAATGAAAGCCAAGAGATTAGTTGAGGCTAGGCCATTTTACTCATACAAAGATGTTGAAAAAGTGGTGCCGGGCTTCAGGTCAACTATTATTGCTTGGGCAAAAAGGTGGGAACGGAGTTTTTCTCAGGTTCATTAAATTGCCATGGTAGACGTAAATAGTTTAGCCAATTTAAGCAGGAGGAGAGTTGACAACTTATAATGAAATCACTTCAGGTGGTAGTATATCTACCGGGGTGGCGAACCAAAGCATTATTGCACGTCCAAGGTTAGTTGCACAAAAACATACAATCACTTTTGAAGTTGATCTTAATCCTTCAATGAATGAAGTTTTTGGTCCGATAACTAATCAGAAAAATGTGGCCGTTTACAACGTCCGAACTGTTCCTCATGAGGTGGTGCTGACAGAACAAAGACAGTACAACAGATCAATGTGGATACCGGGATTGAGTTCCGTCCATGGTAGAAATCTAAAACATGGAGAAAGAGTGGCGGTACAAGGCAGTCAGGCTCAGTATGCCTTAAAGATGTTTACCACAGCTAATGGCCCACCGGTTTCTGGGATGGAATTACTTAAAGTGGTGGATGAAGAAACTGTTGTCCCAAGAGGTTTTTATCCTCCGGTGACTCATCCGAATACACCTTAGTTGTTTTTGTCAAACCATTCTTTGAATCGGAGAAGTCTGGGTATTCCTGTGACTGGGCGAGTCGGAGAATCAAGAATCTTTTTAACCACACGTTGCCCTTCTGAAGACGTGAGGGAAGACCAAGCGTCTTTTCTTGCACGCCGGTCGTATCTCCCAAAGATGCCTTTGAGACTATTTATCATATCCTTTAAGGCATCTCTGGGATCACTACTAGACATTGATTACACCCTGCTCATTAGTGCTCGTTGGAAGTTTTTCATTGCAGGGGTTTTATCCATCTGCATAAGAGGCCCGTCTACTGGAGCTTGTTCGTCTTCGAAGTCAACTTGCATATCATCGAAGTTATCATCCATTGGCATAGTTTCGTCTTCGATTCCCATGTCATCAAATGTGTCGCCGTTAACTTCTTCCTCTTCTTCCTCTTCTTCCCCAACTTCTAGTTGGTCGGAAAATGGTGGAGCGACTTCTTCTTTCATGGCTCGGACTAGATTCTTACAAGTTTTGTTTCCATAAGATTCATGTGCCATAAGTTCTGAAATGTGAGCATAAGTATCTCTGTGTTGAAGCATTTCTGCCACCAATGGACCAAGAAGTCCGTTGGCCTTGAGTTGGCGAACAAGATTTTCGATTAGAGTTTGGTCACGAGTAGCGGCTTCGGCCACGAGGGTAGACAATTCTACTTGTTCTACTGTTGGGATTTTAGCTGGCGGATGCCCACTGCTGGTTGCATCGTCAGAAGGAGTGTATTTTAAGTCACTATCTCCTTGATCTCCGAGTCCCTTTTTACTGTTTTTTTTGCAACATTTACCATCGCTTGCAGCGTAAGGTTTGCCGCCATGTTCTTTAGGCGGTTTCACTGGTGGTGTTTTTGGATCAGGATCTCCTCCTGAAATGTCTACAACGGCTTTTTTAACATTGCCTTTTGCATCCATGTATTCTTGAAATAGTCCCATGGTTTTTCTCCTTATTCACTTGGCATGACGAGGGCCATAACGATATAGATTACAATTGGAAGCCCAAATCCCATAAGAGTCGCTACCGCAAAACCAAGTCGGACCATTGTGGCATCTACTTTGTATTCTTTTGCTATACCAGCACACACACCGGCAAGCATTGCATTGTCTTTATCTTTTTTCATTTTAAGCCTCCTTATTATTTACGTTCCTTCGTACATTTTTGGTTCTGTTAACTATCTTAATAAATATAAGGAGATAGAATGGGTCACTTTTCAAAAGAATTAGCACCGGATTCTTGGCAGTATGTCATTGACGAATATAACAGGAGGGGAATTGTGGGAGAGACCAGTAAATCACATGAAAGACGTGTAAAAGAGGGGTGGCATGAGAAATATGCTCCAGCAAACCTTTCTGGATTAGATATTGGATGTGGTGAAGATGCTTTGAATAACACATTCAGAAGATGGGATAAAAAGTTTAAGGATGGGGACGCTCAAGAGATGGAAGGAGTTCCAGATAACACCTTTCACACTGTTTATGCCAGTCACATCTTAGAACACATCAGATTCCCATCTAAGGCTGTAAAAAAGTGGTATGACATTGTTGAGCCGGGAGGACACTTAATTATGTGTGTCCCTCATAGAGACTTGTATGAGAAGAAGCGTGTGCTGCCCAGCAATTGGAACAATGATCACAAGCACTTCTTTCTTCCAGAAGATGAGGAGCAGCCTTGCACCTTGAGTTTTAAGAAAGTCATCCTGTCTGTTCTTCCAGATGCAGACTTTGCTGAATTTAGAGTTTTGGATGAGGGATTTTTGGACAAAGGCAAGGATTGGCATTCTGCTGGCGAATACAGCATTGAAGCTGTGATCAAGAAACCAAGTTGATCTTGATTTTTAGTCCAAAATTTGTAAAATGGGTGGATTCTCACATTCAAATTGAGGACGAATATGAACGCCATTGAAGAAGCTGAGAAACTTGTCGAAGCGTTCCATGCTAAATTCGGAAGCGACAAGAGAATCCATATCAATAAAGATGGTAAAGTTGAGATCGTTCCGGCTCTCCCTGATGAGATGTTGGCTTATGAGCAGGAGCGAATCAAAACACAAGGATGCTGACATGCGATCATTTCTATTCTCGATGGTTTTTGTTTTTCCTACTTTTGCAGAAGCAGCATTTGAGGACGGCACTCTCATATTTCTGGAGAATTCCAGTAATGTTGTGGAGTGCTACACAGACTCCACTTACAGCCACGTTGCGATCATCATGTCCGACAAGGACGGCGTGCAGTGGCTTTATAATGCAGAGCCACCTCGAATCAGGAAATACAAAGTTGTTGATTACTTTGCAGAGATTGGTCGCATGAACGAAGGCACCAAGAGCAAGGTTGTGACATCTATAGTTCGCCCCAGACGACGTTGCACGAGGTCTGAGAAAGCGAAAATGAGAGAATATTTGGAAGGTCAGATAGATCGTCAGTATTCCATTCGGGGTTACTTGCGGAGTATTCCCGGAACTGGTATACACTGTTCGGAAATGGTCGCTGCGGCGATTGAAGTCACAGGCAGGAGAAATTTTGTGTCCAAAAATTATTCAATTTCTCCCGGAGAGTTGGCCAGTCTTGTTTCTGTAGATCATGTGCGGCAAGGTAAAAAACTTGTCGTAGTCACCAAAAAAGATGAAACACGCTCCATGTGTCGAAGATGGAGCGATTGGTGGAAGGGGAGAGGCACGTTATGTGGATGGAGTTGCTGGGAAACATTGCGTTATTGCCGTTGATCATTCCGGCCTGTTGGCTGGTGTACCATTTGTTGTTTGATGAAGACAAACCAGAGGTTTTGGCGGCGATTGAGAGAAATAGGAGTGATTCACTTGACAATTTCTCTGATGTAACGTATAAATAAAATACCTGACCGAAGCTGCCACTTGGCGAGCCTAGCGTACAGACCCCTTCGGCTAATGGCCGTGATCGGAGTTGAGGTTTCCAGTCTCCTCGCTTCGGCAGTGTCACGAAGGTAAAAACTGGATTTGTTCTTTGAAAACTTGGGCTGGAATTGGAATCGATTGGCTATCTTGATGAGATGGTTGCGATCCGTGGTTGATCAGAAGGCCACGTAAAAATCTGATCAAACTTTTAGTTGTCGAAAACACAACACCTCTTCGCATGGCAGCGTAAGCTGTGACGGCTTAAGGCCGTCCGAAGCTCTGAGAATGGATGTCTGATACGTTCAAAGAGTATAACTTCAGGCTGGTTTTTGAGACCGAATGTTGATAGGTCGATAAAACGAGACTCAAATTCAACTGGCTGTTGAGAAGCCGCTTCCTTGTGGGCGTCGATACGGCGAGATCAAATCAAGGGATATGATCGTAGAAGCCGCTCTGATTATAGAGCAAGACACGGGTTTGTAGCAGAGCCCCTCAGTTTGGAAACATTCTGAGCAAATCGGATGAATTCAGGGAAACCCTAACGGTATCGCCGAGGGCAATCCTGAGCCAAGCCTGTGATACATCACAGGAAGGTGCAGAGACTAGCGGAGAGGTAAAGTCCTCTTAATTACCGCCACGAGCGTCCGACACCCTTTGGGGTGATGATATAGTCCGTTCTCAGGGAAACCTGTAGGTAAAAACGTCGAACCCCGTCCGGTCCACTCAAGTTAATCCCATCCGCTCACATGGAGCGGATGGGATTTTTTCATGCGCACTGATATATATTGCATGGAAAAAACAATCGAATTAACTTGTGATGTTTGTGGCACACAGTTCCATCGAAGGAAAGCTGAGCATGATCGCTGTCTCAAGCGAGAACATAAACGCAATTTTTGTAGCAGAAAGTGTTGTGGAAAGGGCACTGCTGATAATATCCCGTCCGAGTCCAAAAGATGGGATCATCTTGACCCCGGAAATAAAGCTGATGAATTCTCTCCTTTTCGTTGGCATTATAGAAATGCTAAAAGGAGAAAGCATGAATTTGATGTTACTCTTGAAGACCTTAAAGGTGTTTGGGATAAACAAAAAGGAAGATGTCCATACACTGGTTGGGAGTTGAAGAACATGGAAAACATGAGCACTAAAAATCAGCTTCCTAAAACTCCAGACCGGGCCAGCTTAGATAGGATTGATTCATCCAAGGGATACGTGAATGGGAATATTCAGTTTGTGTCTTATATGGCTCAGATAGCTAAGAATGAATTTAGTGATGGAGAACTTAGAAGTTTTTGCGAAGCAGTTGTGACAAAGTGATTATGCGCCTATGTAAATTTTGTAATTGAAAACTCCCTAACTACTATAAAGCATGGAAATCATTGAAATTGAACTTGATCCAGTGCCGATCAGAGAAGCAACCAAAGACGAGTGGCTTAGAGTATTCCCTTGGAGAAGCCCGTCTAGCGCACCAGAGGGTCTAAAAGAAATAGTCTCTGGCAAATCTTTATGTGATGTTGGATGTGCAGAAGGGGATATGCTGTATCAATTCGCTAAGTATGCCGAGAGCGTTGTGGGCATCGAGATGAACCCAGATCGTTTTCCTGTTGCTATAAAACGTGGCCTCACGGTTAAGGTTGGCAATTTCTTTAGGATCAGGAATGCGGAGTTTCCAGTTTGTGACGTGTATTATCTTTGGGGACCTAGTCCTGAGACATCTCAACTGATGGTGGACCATTTGATGGCCCATCCTAAAGTTCAAGAAGCGATCATTCTTACTGCTGGCAGAAACGGTGCTCCACATGTAACAAAATCTGTCACTAAATGGGATGGAAAAGTCTTAACCATTCCGTACAAAGAATTTAATGAAGATTTGGAACGTGAAGAAGAAGGGAAGTGGTGGGTTGGTGTTATTGAAAAGAAAACTGACGTTCACGTTTGATGACGGAATGTTGTCAAACTATACGTTTACTGCAAAAGCATTAAAGGATTATGGCTTTAGTGCTACGTTCTTTATTACAGCCATAGCTCGTCTGTGGGATGGCACAGAACTTGAAGAGCCTCAAATTTCTTGGCAACAACTTAAAGAAATGTCAGATGATGGATTTGAGATTGCCAATCACAGCTATTCTCATGATTCTGTAGAATCTTTAAGTAAAGAAAAATTAACATATTCCATTAAAGACATGGAACAGGCAATGAAATCTAATGGGTTGCCCAAACCTGTTACTTTCGGTTATCCTTCTTATCGTGCTACTGTTGAAGCGGCTGAAATTCTTAAAAATCTTGATTACAAATATTGTCGTGCAGGATATAAACCACGTGAGCCAAATTTTGAAAATTTTGACAGGCATCTTGCTTGTGCTCCGTGGGACAGAAAAGAAGTGTCTTATTACATCCCCGGAGAGACCGATCCTCAGATGATATTTGTCACAGGGGTTCTTAATGGCAATATCAGGAATCCTTGCTACACATCTGAGTTGTTCATTAAAGACCTTGAAGGAACGCCTGATGGTGCAATTCCTGTATTTGCTGGACATGGAATGCCTTTAGAGATTCGTCAAAAGGCATTCATTGAAATGTTAGAGTATTGTTCTAAGAACGACTGGGAGCCAGTCGCTTTCAGAGATATTTAACGATCTCTACGATTCACAGGATTATCCAGAGTGAATCCAGAACCATCAATTTTTCCTGATCCCGGTAATTCGTCTAATTCAGTTTCTCCAGCTTCATCTTGAATAAAAATCAATACTGGATTTAACACTTCTTCCCAATCATATATTGGGGACTTCATAAGCCAAACTCGGTATGCTTTGCTTGAAACTTCAACCACTCCTTGAATGTTAAAGATCCCTGTAAGAAAGTCATGCTTCTCTTCTGCTGGGAGAACATCATAATCTTCCTTGTCTGTATGTGGTCTGTAAATAGGCGGATTAAAGCCTTTGAATTGGATGTACACTCCGGGATCAGAAGGGTCTCCTTCATCCCAGCTAAACTCTAGTTTGTATTTTAGGGCCATGTTTCCTCCTTTCTTTATGTATCTTGAAAGCTTCTGTAATTTTGCTATAATGACTTTGATATTTATGATTGAAAGTCGAAGATGTAAAAATGACCCGCAAAACACCACCCTTAAGGGAAAGTGAATCAGCTAAGAAGCTTCTCGAAAGAATTTTTGGAAAACCAAAGAAAGGAAGACGTATGCCTGCCAAAAGAAATTACGATCCTTATGATGAGGACGAGGATTATGAATTCGACATTGCCTACAAGCAGTGGAGTAGTTCAGATGGGACAATATTCTTTCCCATTGGGAAAACAGTAAGGAAGTTAAAGCCGGGCGTGTATGAGATCAATACATGTCAGCAAGGTCTTTACTTTGAGAAAATTCCTGTAAGGACTGAAGGTTTAATTAAGTTTCCTGACACCAAATCGGAAAAGGTTGTTAAAGAAGTTCAAAACTTCTGGGAAAGAGAAGAAATTTTCCGCAAGTACGATCTGACTTACAAGCGTGGTATCATGCTTTATGGACCTCCGGGAAGCGGAAAAAGTTGTACTGTTCAACTCATCATGGCAGATGTTGTGGAGCGTGGCGGAATTGTCATTGAATTCCACAGACCAGATTTGTTTATTGATGGTTTAAGAAAGTTAAGAAAGATTCAGCCTGATTGCCCAGTTGTGGCTGTCATGGAAGACATTGACGCACTTCTGGAAATGAATAACGAATCAGAAATCTTAAACATTCTTGATGGCGTCAACGAAGTGGATAAAGTGGTATTTTTGGCAACCACAAACTATCCAGACAAACTTGGGCACCGGATCATCAATCGTCCTAGTCGATTTGACAAAAGATTTAAGATCGGATTTCCAAGTAAAGCATCTCGCAGGGTTTACTTCGATCATCTCATTGGCAAGGAAGATGTTAAAGAACTTGACATTGACTTAGATAAGTGGGTTAAGGATACTGATAAATTCAGTATCGCTCATCTTAAAGAGTTGTTCGTTGCAGTGGTGATTTTGGAAGACAAATACGAAGACGCCATCAAGACTCTCAGCAAGATGAAAGAAGAAGTAAAAGACAAAGATTTCGAAGAACCTCTGGGGTTTGGTAAAGATGAATCCAGCCCTGAAGATTATGATTGACTAAGGAGAGTCGCATGAAGGAACGTGAAAGGCTTTTGAGGCTATGTCTACATTCTCTGAATGATAAAGGTCTTGGCAAAGAAGACCAGTATATGAGTCGTTTGAAGAAAGAGATCAAAGAAGTTGATGCGCAGGCTGAACATGAATATTTTCTTGATCTTTATGACAGAAAAGTAAAGTTCTCTTGTAACGAACACAATAATCTGATCGATTTTTTGCTGGGCTTGTCAGATGAGTTTGATGTAAATAAGGAGAGCGCATCCGTACAAGGCGAGTTCCCAGATATCGATATCGATTATCTTAAGCCGGTGCGAGATTATCTTAAACGTGAGTGGGCCGCAGAGAAGTTCGGGCAAGAGAACATCTGCGAGATTGGAACTTATGGAACAGCAGGCATCAAATCAGCCATGCTGGATATGACAGGAGTGCATGGACTTTCCAAAACAGAAATTCAGGGCATCACTGTTAAGATGGAAGATAAAGATGATGAGGGAAAAGTTTTAGAGTGGGACAAAGCTCTTGAAATGTATCCTGAATTTAGGGCGTACTGTGAGGCGCATGAAGATGTTTCTAGTGCTGCCAATTTAATGCAGGGGAGAAATAAATCGGGTGGTGTTCATGCTGGTGGATTGATTATTTCAGATCAGCCCATTGGAGACTTTGTTCCAATGGAAGTACGGTCGGTTAACAAAGCAAATCCCCACGGAGTCATCTGCTCTGCTTGGACAGAAGGGTTGGCTGCACAAGACCTTCAACCTGTGGGCCTCATTAAGTTTGACCTTCTTGTCATTAACAACTTGATGCAGATTGCCATTGCGTGTCATCTGATTAAAGAACGTCATGGCGTAGAGAAGATTTGTGCTTTACCCGGAAGCTGGGATTGGTCAGATATTGAATACTTGAATGACCCTGCTTCTCTCAATATGGCAAATAAAGCAGACCTTAAGTGCATCTTTCAGTTTGATAGCGAAGGCATTCGCAAGTTGGTCAAACGTGGCGGGGTAGATTGCTTCGATGATATGGCGGCTTACTCTGCTCTCTACCGTCCCGGTCCATTGGGAATGGGCATGGATGCTCGGTATTGTAAAAGAAAGCAAGGAGAAGAGTCTTACAACATTCATCCTTTGATGCAGAGCATTCTGGGTAAGACATATGGTGTCATGGCATATCAAGAACAGGTCATGGACATTCTTAGAGTTGTAGGCAGTATTCCTGACATGCACACAGAGAAAGTTAGAAAAGCTATCTCAAAGAAGAATGTCAAAGGGTTCATCAAATACAAAGAAATGTTTGTTGAGAACGGGAAACAAAATCTTAGAGTCAATGAGGATTTTGTCACTAACTTGTGGGCGCAAATAGAAAGCTTCGCCGAGTACGGTTTCAACAAATCGGTTGACAAGAGCACACTGGTTATTTATCCCGGTGGTGAGAAGCCAATATGCGAATTCGAACCCGGAGAAACAGTATTTTGCGTTAATGAAGACGGAAATACTGTTGAGACAGAAGTGGTTGCAGTACACGACCATGGGGTTTTAGATGCTTTTGAAGTGGAATTTGATGATGGCTATCAAGTGACTTGTTCTGCTGATCATAAGTTTCTTACAGAAAAAGGACAAATGCCACTTCGAGAAATTTGCAGAACACACTCTTCTGTATGTGTTGATAAACATATAGGAGAGAATTATGTCAAATGCGAAGAAGAGTGGTTGGAAGACCAGATGTGGGAAAGTGGAGAGAACCAAGAAGTTGATGACCAAACATCACAAAGAATGTTCGGAGTGTCAGAAGTTGGGTTGGGGCAATGTAGTTCACAAAGCACGTTGCGGAATGGAGTTCAAGACTTGGAGGTTGCGGGAGAGTCACTTCAAGGAATGTACGAAGTGCGAGGCGATCAAGAAAGAAAATATACGTCTCAAGATGGAGAAGTTGAACAAAGACAACGAACATCCAGATCGCAGGAAGATATTTTCCGAGACAGCCAAGAAGACTTCGGCTCGTCCAGAGATTCAAGCTCAACGTGCTGCACAATTGAAGAAGTGGCGGGAAGAGAATCCCGAGAAGTTTGCGAAATGCACAGAAGCAGCTTGGAGAAGTCCGAAACGATCTCGAATGGAGGCATGGCTTCGTCAAGAGATAGGATGGGACATGAAACAAATTCGATGTGGAGAAGAGAGAAAACAGGTCGATTTTGTGAAAGACAAAATTTGGATCGAGGTGGACGGATTTTATCATTTCTTCAATCCAGCTTGCAAGAACAGAGAAGGGAAGCTGCATATTGTCCAACAACGGGACGAAATGTTGAGGGACGAGGCGATACGTCGAGGAGATGTGATGTTGCTTCGGATCGACATGACATGTTTCAAGAGCAGTTCAGGAGCGATGCAGGAGGAGTGGTACGAGTTGTTTCAGGACATGCTCCGATCACCAACACCGGGGGTTTGGTGTCTCGGAGGGTTGTGGGAGTCCGTTACGTGGGCAAAAGACAAATGTGTGATCTTGAAGTCACCAATCCTACCCACAATTTTCTCTTACCAAATGGCATTGTAACAAGCAATAGTCACAGTTATGCTTACACTTACATCTCATCTCGTTTGCTGTGGTTGAAGTCTCATTATCCCATTGAGTTTTACACAGCAATTTTGATGTGTGAGAAAGATGATGAGAAGTTTCGAGAGTACAAGCTCGATGCAGAGAAGCATGACGTGAATATATGTCCTGTTCACATTAACCGATCTCGTGAAAATTTTCATATAGATGATAATGAAATTTACTTCGGGTTTCAAAACATCAAAGGTCTGGGAGAAGCTGTGGCTCAGCGAATTGTTGAGGAACAGCCTTACGACAACTTCACTGACTTCTTGAACAAGTTTGGCACAGATGCCACCGCAATAAAAGCCTTGACTGCCTTGGGTGTTTTTGATGAGGGATATGATCGAGTGACTTTGCGGAAGTTCTCTGAGTTCTTTAAGGACTCAGACAAGAAGAGGCGTGAACGAAAAAAGAGATTTGAACAAGCCATGGATAAAAAGCTCGAAGAGCTAAAAGCGGTTTTGTTAGATCACGTTCCAGAGAGTGATCCAGACCTTGAGTTAATGAGCGATTATACAGAAGATGCTGAGAAGAAATGGGAAGAACGATTTTATGACACGATCACAGAAGTTGAATACAAGACCAAGGGAGAAACGAAAACCAAAGATGTTACTGTATTAAGCATACTTCAAGGTTTGTCTAAAAGACGGGGCATCAGTCTTCGGAATTTCCATGAGAAAGAAACTGAAGACACAGATAACCCAATTACTTTGGATCAATTTAATCCAGCGTCAATCAAATTGGACGAAGAAGAAGAGAAGATTTTGAAGAATGACATGGAGCTTGATGGTAATATCACTTATCCCATGGCAGAAGGATCGTATTATGGTTTTCAATGGACTCATGAGTTAGAAACCAGTCCAGATTTCTCTGGAAGAACATTTGATGTTTTCTTTGCAGAGTGTGAGGTCGCTGGAAACACTGCCGGTATGGTTGAGGTTAAGGTTAAATCCATAAAGCATCGTGTTAGCAAGAATGATGTGGAGTTCAAAACAATTGAACTTGAAGATGCTAATGCACGTGTAATGAAAATGAACTTTTGGATGGATGATTATATTCGTTGGCATGATGAAATCGCTCAAGGAAACATGATTAAGATACGTGTGAGACCACCTTCTGGTGGATTTAACACTCTTACATTTGATTCTGTTCCAAAGCATAAAAGAAGACATTTGCCTCCTAAAGAAGAAGATCATCGAATCAGGCCGATGAAATTACCTGAGAGATCAGAGGACAAAACCATTGATTTAGACGATATGCAGTTTGAATTGGTGTAAAATTTGTAGTTTCTTTCTTTAATAGGGGAGATGTCATTTATCGAGAAGAGGAGATATGGAAGAACAACTTGAAGAAATTGTAATTGATAAAGAGAATTTTGCTAACTACTTTTTTGATGTCAGAAATCACGCTCCGAAATCAGGCCAAATTATGGCAAAGTTTACGGCTGTGGCATTGTTTGGAAGCGGGGAAGAAAAGAATGACATCGTTAAGTTGTTGTTGACGGATAAAGCCAGACAAGCGGCATCTGTAATGAACAGGATTCATTTAGCCAAACATCCTGATTGCTATAGAGTCTGTGCCGAGATTTGTGAGGATATTTTTATTCACGGAATGACTGTTGATGAGGTTCGTGAAAAGGAATATGAATTTGTGTTGGAGGCGGTTTACTACACACAAAGAGAATACGTGCCTGAAGACGATGTTCATTGGGAAACATTGGATGTTTTGGAGTACGATCAAGAGTCTGGTGATTACAAAAGTAAGATCGAATTATGAGAAAAGAAGATACAATCATAAAAACATTCTTTGATGAATGTTGTAAGCTTTATGGAAGCAAAAGTTGGGCGGCATCTGCGTGGGCTTCTCAAGAAAATCAACATGCCATGTTTCGTTGTTTGTCTTTAGTTGGCGACATGTCAGAGGGAAGTATTCTGGATGTTGGTTGTGGACAAGGAGATTTTTATGATTTTGTGGGAACAAAAGATTATACTGGTATAGACATAAGCAAAGAAATGATCGAAAGAGCCAAGATCGATAAACCAGATGTTGACTTTCAGTTGACAAATCTTTTGGACTATGAAAAGAAACATGACTGGATTGTTGTTGGTGGGCCGTTTAATTTAAGAGTCAGGGATTCCGACAAAAAACAAATGGCTTATTTACAGACATTGATTGAAAAGGCTTATTCTTTGGCTGAAAGTGGCTTGGTATTCACTGTTCTTTCAGAAAATATGACTATTCCTGAAAGACAATGGGCACAGCTTTTTTACTACAAACCAGCAGAAATACTCAACATGTGCCTGTCTTTAAGCAATCATGCGGCCATGGACCATATCACTCTTCCTAGTCAAGCTGTGTTTTATATGCCTAAGATGTCCTGAAATTGCCTCACAGCAGCCAATAGTAAATTGCCGAAAGGCCAACTCTATATTGCGATTTTTTGCTGTGGGGCTTATATACTTGTACTATGAATTCACCAACACCAGAAGAAATTAGAGCTATGACACCTGAGTCTCCTATGGATGACTTCAGAGCCGACTTGGACATGTATCAAGCAATGTGGGATGAGATAGACAGTGGAGAGCCACAAGCTCCTGCTGTTCATCCACAAGTTGATCCGGGAGATTCACATACTGCTCAAGATACATACTTTGATTTTCTTGATGCAGAACACGGGGAAGACCCCGGTTTGATTCAAGAAGACAAGACATCAAACCCTGTTTATCCTGATAGCCAAGGACCGGATCATACAACCACGGATGCTGTTTGGGTTACAGAAGAAATTGTCAAAGAAATTGAAGAGCTTAAGAACAAAATGTTTAAGCTCGAAAATGAAATGGCAAAACAAATGGGTGGCGGTGAAAAGTGGGTAGAAAAAGCTCATAACCCAGATCATGGAAAAGCAATGAGTGACATCGAGTCTTTGAAGAAAAGAATTGAGAAAGTCAGTAGTAATCTGGGTGTTAAAGATGAACCTTCTCCTTGGGAAGTCAAGCGAGATTAAGGAGCAATGTGAAAAATTGGATATTAGCAGTGGCTCTAGCAGTCATTGCCATTGCCCCTGCGGGGTATTTTGCTTATAATATGAATCCACGTTCGGGGGAGGGTTCTTCTCCGACGATTGCGACTATTCAGTTTGAGGAACAGCAAAGAAATTTTGTCCTTGAGCCGGGGGCCGTTTTCGGAGTAAGATCAGTCAAGGTTGTAGATGGCTACAAGTTTGGTTTGTATCTTGATGGCGATAAATGGATCGAGGCACACCTTCCAGTTGCTACTAAAGAAGAAGCAATCCCGGTGGTTATAGAGTTGTTAAATGGAACAACGCCACCACCTCCTACCGTAACTTTGTTACGCAAAATTGAAGGTTATTGGATTGTTGATTTGACGTTGACTCATAACGGTCAGCGTGTCAACTTGATAAGTGTTCTTCGTGACAAGGAACTGCTTTTACATTAAGGTGAGTCATGGCCGATGAACCATTAGAAAAGCCTAAGCCTAAACAGGGCGAACCAAAGGCTTTGAATGGATATCAAGATTTTCACGATCTAATTTCTAAACACACAGGTAGCAGTCCCAAGGTTGCTATATTTTCCCATAAATGTCCCGATCCAGATGCGATTGGATCGATGATGGGAATGAAGTGGTTGTTGGAAAAAAGGTACGGCATAGAATCCGATCTGTTTTATGATGGCGAAGTGTCTCATCCGCAGAACGGGATTTTAGTCAATCTTCTTGATCCGGGTCTTCAGAGAGTCTCTGAAGATTATGTGTCCGAGAATTACGAATTGCGAATTCTTGTAGATACCATTCCTTCTTATGCTGGCACCGGAGACAAACAAGTCATCTTTGACGTGGTGATTGATCATCATAAAGACATGCCTACCAGTGATTTCAAGGGAGTTTTGATCCATAAGAAAGTGGGCAGTTGTGCTGGTATTATTTATGACATGATCAACCACCTCTGTAAGTGTGATGCAGAAGAGCTTACATTAGATGATGTTTGGTTTGATGACGAGGTGGATGCTGACATGAAAGTGGCCACCGGGTTGATCGCTGGGGTCATGACTGATACAAATTTTATGATGGCTGATGATTGTACTGAATACGAGCGTCACGCTTTCAACGATTTGTTTGAATACAGAAATTCCCAGTTTTTGCACCAAATTGTGTTCTTTAAGAGACGGAAGTTCTGGATCGACAAAAAAGCGGCTGCTTGTTCAGAAGCGGAAGTTGATGGAGAGGGGTACGCTATAGTAGGACTGGGGTTGATTCCAACGGCTGAACGTGATCTAATAGCTGATATGGCCGATGAGATGGGCTCTTGGGCAACAGTAGAAACTGCTATCGCCTTTGGAGTTATCGGTGGAGACAGAATAGAAGCTTCTGTAAGAAGCTCTAACGCCTCGTTGTCTGTCTCTAATTTCTGTAAGAAGCTCGGTGGCAAATACGGTTCTGGTGGCGGTAAACATGGCAAAGGTGCCTATCAACTGCCTCTGGCTGGATTTTCCATTGACGATGATGAAGATGAGGCAGACGCAGAAGAAGCTTGGGCTGCTATCAAGAAGAAAGAGACCAAGCGAATTCAAAGAATAATCAAAAAATAATCAAAGCATCATCAAGAAGGATGAAATGATTTCAGGAAAAACTAACGACGTTACTTTATTTTCAAATGGGATTGGGCACTTTAGGCGGGTTTATAGCGTTCCCGCTGGAGAAGAAGCCAAGATCGCCATCCCCTTCAAGACTGATTGCATCGGAGACGTTGCAGCCTCTCTTCAGGTCTTTGGAAAGGTGCGGCTCAATTCGCCGCCATCGTTCACCCCAGCAAACTCGAATGCTACATCTCTTGATATTTGTCAATCATCGGCGATGAAAAGCTTGGTGAGACAACTTTCAGGAGCTACTGTTGCCATCGAGCTTAGAAATGTCAGTCCAGTAGAATATACACTGCTGGGACTCGACACGGAATCTTCTTTTGTCAACGGCGAAGAAGTCCAGAAGGATTTTTTGGTAGCTATGAAAGACGGTGCTGTTCGCAGATTTCCTCTTTCAGATGTTAATGATATTCGTTTTGAAGACGAGTCAGTAAGAACCGAGATTGACAAGGCTTTGAAAGCGAATTTTCAAAAAATCAAACCGGATTCAACGCTGCTGGATATTTGCTTGTCTCCAACTGGAGATGACGAAACAGAAGCTAGTGTGCAATACACAATTCCTGTTGCTGCATGGAAGATGAGATACGCAATTCGTGAAGAGGATGGAAATTTCTCTATCGAAGGTGCTGCAATCATTGACAACAACACTGATGAGGATTGGAATAACTTTAAGGTTTCAGTTGTCACTGGAAATCCGATTTCGTTCAACACTGACATCGCTGATGTTATTGTTCCAGAGAGAAAAATGGTTCATCTTGTGGATCGTTTGGCTTTGGGGAATGTGGAAGCAGAAGAAGGCGTGATGATGGCGGAAGCCTGTGCCGCTGGTGGGCCAATGAGAGGAATGGATTCTAGTGCATCAGCAAGAAGGCTTGGTGCCAAGATGTCAACGGCCAACTATGCCGGTTTTGGTTTGGAAAGCTGTGATGCAGAAGGATTGGGTTATGCCGAGCACGCAGCGGAAGCTCCCGGCGTGGAGAGCGAAGATGTTGGTGACTTCTGTGTATTTTCATGCAAAGAGCCAATTACAATCTTGTCTCGAAAAAGTGCTGTTGTGCCAATGTTCTCAGTTCCTCTTAATCATGCAGGAGTAGTGCTTCTGTACAAAGAGAGCAACAATTCTCGGAGGCCATTTAGAGCCATCAAGTTTAAGAACGAAACTGAGTACAGCTTGGGAAGAGGAAAGACTGTGATTTACAATCAGGGTCTTTTCAGCGGCGAGTGTGTGCTTGATTCTACAAAGCCCGGCGAAAACAGAATGCTGCCTCATTGTCTTGAGAATGGCGTCAAGATCGTCAGAGGAAAAGGCGGTGTAGAAGTTCGACGTAGTTCAATCAAGATTTCAGAAGGTGCGGCTGTTGTAGAGCAAGTTCAAACAGGTGTCACTGAATATGCGATTGAGAACAAAAAAGCAGAACCATTTAAGGTGGCTTTGGAGCATGTTGCTCGTGTAGTTGGCGACAATGCTCATATAGATTTTTCTGGAGTTGAAGTTAAAGAGAAAGAGAAGATCGACAACGGATGGAGAGCTTACTTCGAAGTTGCCGCTAATCAAAAATTCACTTTGACGGTCACAGAATCCAACTTGGATAAGCAGACCACGATTTTCAGAAATCGCTTTGATTGGATTTCTCGGAACATCATTGATGTAGAGAGTCCCTTGACTGAAGACCCACAAATCCAAAAATGTATTCAGATTCAAGCAAAGATTGATGAATCTGAACGTGAGAATAACGCTGCACGAACTTGTATACAGGATTTGAATCAGCAAGTTGAACGTGTTAGAGCAAACCTTGAGTCGGCTCAGAGTGTAGCCAGTGGCGGAAAGCTAGATAAGTGGATTGATGATCTTGATGAAAGCGAAAATGAAATTCGCAAGATCAACAAGAAAACTTTGCCAGAGTTGGCCAAAAAGATAAGTAGTCTTACTGAAGAAATGTCTGTTGCTTTGCAAAAAGTGACAGCCAAGTGGAAAGAGAAGTAAGATATCAATTAAAAAGCCCGGCAGTAAACCTGCCGGGCTTTTTTTATGCGCACACTAATATAGAACATGAACGATCCACATGACTTATCATTAAAATCACCGACTATTCCAGTAGTCCGTAAAGAAGTCCACGTCTCCTCAGAAGACATTCTAGCCGCTAAACGGGACTTTCCTTGGAGATCCCCTCTGGGACTCGCAGAAGCCACACAGGACATCATCAGAGACAAGGTGGTGTGTGATCTTGGGTGTGGAGAAGGCGACCAAATGCGGGAAATACAGAGATACGCCAAGCGTGTTATCGGCATTGAGAAAACCAGTAGAGCAAATCTGGCCGAAGGTTTGGATGTCACTTTGGGAGATTGGACACAATTCATGCCCGAAGCGGAAGTTTATCACATGTGGATTAACCCATTTGTGATTTATGATGCTATTGAGATTTTGCAAGACAGAGATTGCACGTTGCTTGCTGGCGGATATAGGTGTGAGTCTTACATGGAAGATTTGGCTAAGAAGTATGATGCCACAGTAATTGAGTGGGCTTATGATGAGCCGGGTGGTGATGATAAAGAAAGACATGCCCCATGGAAATTCAATTACTGTTGGTGGGCAGTTGTATTGGAGTTTAATAAATGAAAAAGTGTATATTCACATTTGATGATGGTCTTGAAACTCATTTGGCTTTGGCCGCTCCTGTTTTGAAGGAGTACAATTTTTGTGCCACGTTTTTTGTTACAGCAGCAAGGAAGCTTTGGCACAGATTTGAGCCAGAGGTAAAAGAAGATGAACTTGAGTGGGATCGTGTTGCTGATTTGCATCACATGGGATTTGAGATTGGCAACCATACTTGGTCGCATTCATCGGGTGCGGGGATTGATAATGTTGTGAAGCTGGATGACTTCTTGGTTTCAGAGTATGAAATTCATACACGATCTTTTTGTTATCCTTCTTATCAATACAATTCTAAATTGGCTTCTGATCTAAGAGACAGAGGATATCAATGTGCTCGTATGGGCTACAGCGCAGGTGATGCCATGGACTCATTAAACAGGAAGAAGATTGATTATCATACTGAAGACGATGACCCATTTATGATTTATTGCACAGGGCTATTTGGTAAAGAGGCCGACTACAACTTTGATCAGTTCAGGGAAGACTTGGCAAATGCTCCAGAAAATTCACATCCTGTATTTGCTTTCCATGGGTTAAGAGGCTTGGGGAGAGAAAGGTATTTCGAGAAGTGTGTTGAGCACCTGAAAGATGAAGGGTGGCAAGTGATTGCTTTGCGTGATTTGAATGAAGGATAACCATAGAGTCATTATCGTGTTTGGAATGGCACGTTCAGGTACAACTGTTTTCACACACGTTTTAAGCCAGCATCCGCACATTCATCTATTTCACAATGTCTATAACTATGAAAATGACATGATTTTCAATAAGAAGATTGAAGACATGGAGTCTGTTGTGTCACAATTTCCATCACGTCGAGTGATGTTTAAGAGGCCGTGGTCTGAGTCGATGACTGACTTCTTCGTAGAGAACATGCCAGATGCTCATTATCTGGCAATGTCAAAGCCTTTTGAAATGATCAATAAAAGTTGGCAAAAAAGCACATGGACGAAAGGGCTTTGGGGCGACGATGATGAAGTGAGGCGAAACAAATATGATAAACACAAGTCTCTTTTAGAAGAGTTTCCTCTGAAGCTCAAAATCATTGATTACACAAAATTTGTATCTCAACCTGATGTGGTGATGTCCGAAGTTGTTGATTACTTAGGTCTTCTTAATTATAGAAAAGTGGGGGATAAGTTTTTACCAATTTTTGATACTTCTATGGTTAAATCAGGAGGCGATTGGGATTTTATGAAAAAGTGATTCAAATTCTTAATAACTTTGCACTATATTAGTTGGAGGTAAAATATGTCAGAAACAAAACCAATACCTGAAAATGAAGAGGAAAGGCCAGCAGCCGATCCTAAAGAAGAATACGTGCCTGAGCCAGATACCTCTGGCGTTCCCAAGAATTTCGTAATTCGCTGTCCTAGATGTCGTTGGGCCAGAATAACATCTGGAATCAAGACGGATATCGTCGATCTTAATGAGATCGAGCCCGGATGTGTTAATTGTGGTAAGTGGCGTAGATTCAAGTGTCCCAAATGTGCGATGCCATCACAAATGAAGAGGATTGTAGGTAGACAATGATAGTAACAGTTAAACAGTTAATGGAGTTTCTTGAGGAAGGTGAAGACAATCCTTTGAGGATAAAGCTTCCTTCAGGAGATGTTCCGAAGAATTTCCACGTTACAGAAGTTGGAAAAGTTTGCAGAAATTTTATTGATTGCGGTGGCACGGTTCGTGAATGGGAGTCTTGTCTTATACAAGTTTGGGTTGCCTGCGATGTTGATCATCGACTTGAATCAAAAAAACTTCTCAACATTATGAAAATGGCAGATGAAAGTATCGGATTAGATGATTTGCCTGTGTCATTTGAGTATGGCGAAGATGTTGCGTCAAATTACAATTTGGCAATTTTGGAAAAGGACGAAAATGGATTAGTGTTAGTTCTCATGAACAAAGTTACAACTTGTTTAGCTCCAGACAAATGTGGAGTCCCGAGCTTTGAGAAGAGCGGGTGTTGTAGTGAGGATGGTTGTTGTTAATGCCTTTAGCAATATTTAAGCCTAAGCCTGATCACACCAAGAAGATCATTAAAGACGAGGTGAAGCTCTCTAAGATGATGTTCAATGTGTATAAGCTGAATCATAGGCCAAAGCCTAAAAAGAGAAATAGGATCAAAATAGTATCGTGTTTCTCTGAGTTTGGATGTGAGACGATTGGATGCTTGTATTGTATTCCTCGATTATTGAGAAGATATCCCGGCTCTTATGTCATTGCAATGGGTTGGTATGGCCGAGAGTATTTGTATCGTCATTTGGTGGATGAATACTGGGAGCTTAAAGAAGAGAACATGTGGTTAAGGGAATATACCAGAGCTTTTCATAGCATCTCTGATAATCTCAAAAGGCTTGAAGAGGCTGCTGTTGTTCATGGAGATGTGGTGCCTGCTGCGGCCCTTGGGAAGTATGCTGTATCAAATTACTGTAGAACGTGTGGGGCATATTGGAACGAGTGGAGAGTTAGATCGGATGAGTGTCCTCATTGTAAAAGCACGGTTTTGGTGAAGTCGATATTTACTGACATTAAAGAGAACAAGCCAACGGCTCGTAAGATTCCTAAGCCTAGACAGGAGTATTTGGATTGGGCTAAAGATTTGCTTAAACCAAATACTGTGGGAGTTTTTGCCAGAGGTAGGGAAACTTACGGAAGAAATTTGCAGCCGGAATTCTATGTTAAGCTAATACAAATTTTAGAAGAAATGGGGCACAATGTCATTTGGTTGGGTGAAAAACAAAGTACACAAGCTTGTCCGGTCGATCATGTCTTGGATTATTCCAGAATGAAAGAGTCACAGGAGCTTGAGAGAACTCTGGCTATTGTTTGCAATTTGGACTTCACTATTCAGTTCTGGACAGCATCTAGCAGACTGTCAAGCATGATGGGTACGCCATTCATTTTGTTTGAGAGTCCAGAGCAGATTTATGTGTCATCCTCTGGCCTTTGTGGTGCTCAGGAAGGCAAACGGTTGGAGTTGGCGTCATTCGGTCCTAAGAAGCTCGTAATGGCCCATTACAAGAATGTGTACGAAGACCCTGATAAAGCGTTAGAGTTAGTTAAACGGGCCGCAGAGGAGCTTAAAGAGGGCAATGAGGAAGATATATTGGGGATGGTAGAAGATGAGTGGTTTACAGGAGTTCTTAAAGCTGAACATGAGGAGTGGTTAACATGAAAAATCATTGGCTGAAAAAAAGAGAAGATAAAGAAAAAGTGGTGGTGTTTAAGGGAATTTTCCAAGAAGCCGGTCCTAACAAAAACGGAAGAATCTATTCCAATGATGTGTGGATCAAAGAGATGAATGACAATGCTTGGCATCATCTCTTGGAAGTGGTGAACGGAGATGATTCTAAGTTTTATGTTGATGGAGTTCTCCATGAAAAATCATTGGATTAAGAGAAAAAAAGATAGAGAATTCAAGGAATGGAAGAAATCCTTTGATGAAAGGATCATTAGAGAGATGATCGAAGAAGAGGACAAAAAATTCATAGATGCTGTTAGCAGAGCAATACTTTCAGTGGAAGTGTATTCTGAGAACATTTATGACACAGAGGGGTATTACAAGTGACACAAATAGCTGATTATATCCAAAGAGCGGCAGATCGCACGAAGCACAAAAGGCTTTCTTACATCGAGAAAAATATGCCTACTGCGACTGACAATGTATATGCTATTCCATTTTATGGAGATATCAGTTCTACTTTCATTTTGTCATCTTTATTGTTAAAGACTTATAAGGAAAAGAATAAAGACAAGTATCTTATACTTTGTTCTTGGCCCGGATTTCAGGATTTATTTCCTTATGTAGATGAATTCTGGTCCTTAGAAGATGAATCTTTAATGAAAACTCTTGCATTGGGAGCTAATAACTTCTATAATGATGGAGATGTAGCGGCTGATCTGGCACAAAATTTGTTGGAGTGTGTGAATATCATTACTCACAAAGATTGGCAAGAATATTACAACTGTGGATTTACAGATAAATATTGGAACACATTTTCTCACGTTAATAGATACCTACCAAACATTCCTTCTATAAGCAAAATTACAGATATATTTAGAAACCAGATACTTGAGCGAGATGGTCGGAAGATCATGGTGCATCCTGTTACAAAGATGCGTTCGTGGCAAAAAGGCAAGAGTGTTAATTTGCCTGTGTCAAAAGAATTTTGGAATTCTCTTTTAGAGAGGTTGTTGGAAGAGGGGTATCTTCCAGTGGTTTATCAAAGTCCTTTTACTTATGACATGTCTCCAGACTTTGTAGAACGATGTGTTTACGTTGTGCCATCTACTTCTTCAGATTTATTGACAGCTATGAAATGTGTGGGACTTGTTGTTGATGTGTTTTCGGGAATATCTCGAATAGCTATTGCAGCACGCACTCCATTCCTTGCTGTTGATGAAAGACAAAGATTTATGGAACATCAAGATTATGCGATTGACGATCTCTGTTGCGGAGACATGCCAAGGCAATATATCTTTTCGTTCTCTACAATGTTGATGGCTGGTGGACCGCAAGATTGGAAAGCGAGCGTTATTGACAATATCGTTAAAAGACTTGAGGACTTTAATCCAGAGGGCGATTGGGGTTCTACTACGGAGTCGTATGAAGAGATTTCATATGACATGGTGAGAGACAGGAAGGTGCGTCGAATGGGCACATCTTTTATCAACTCATCTAAAAACAGATGAGCCACAAACAAGTAAGGAAACTTCCATGGCTAGAAATGTAGCGAGAGTAAGAGTCGAGTTAAAGAAGAAGTATAATGATCCTGCAAAGAACTTTCGGGAAATGCACCAAGAGTTCAAAAGAAGGGTCAGCAATGCGGGAATCTTACATGATCTGAAGGCTCATCAATATTTTGAGAGCAAATCAGAGAAAGCAAGAAAATCCAAGGCCGAAGCAAAAAAGAAGCAAAAACAAAGTAGGCTTGAAGAGGCTATTCGGCGAGGGGAAAGAGTGAAAGCTCCATCTGGTGTGATTAAGAAAATCATGGCCGGTGGCAAGAAAGATAAAGATAAAAATAATCGGAGAAACTAAATCGAGGTAATATGTCAAAGAATAAGAAAGTTATGAGCATCGCCATTATGCCTGATCTCCATGAGGAGCTTAAAAGGTACTCAAAGAGAAAAGGTCTATCGGCTTCTGCATACGTGGGAGGATTGATAGAGCAGGCGGTGAAGTTAAATATAGATGACGATCCAATGGTGATCGGAAAACCGATAGATGAAGAAGTAACTCCGGTTGTGCTTAAAGTGCCAAACGCATATAAGTCTGATCCAGAGGAATTGCAAAAATGGTTGACCATTCAAATGAATGGGATACTTAAAGCAGTTACGAAGAACAATTGAAGTTGCTTAAACTTGGAGATTAAGTTATGCTCATCGTTGAAGTGAGTCAGATCCCAAAGGTAGAGGAAATCATAGACGTTCCTTTGGACGATCTTGTCGCCGTGTACAAGGTCTGTCAGGAGATGAGGGAAGTTTGTGAAAAAGAGAATGGCATTGGTTTGTCCGCAGTTCAAGTGGGAATACCATGGAGGTTATTTCTAGTGAAAGGCGATGGAACATGTCCATTGGTGCCAGAGGGGCAATACGGTTACTTTGCAAATACTGAATACGAAGCTACGTCGGAACAACAGGTCGTATCGTTGGAAGGATGTCTGTCAATTCGGTCAGATGATGGTCAGTTGCGGTCCTTTCAGGTGAATCGCCACGAGAAGATAAATATAAAAGGTTTATACTTAGAAAATAATATATTTGTAGATTTTGAGCAGGAATTGGACGTAACTGAAGAGGGGGTGGTCTTTGCTCATGAAATTGACCATCAACGAGGTACGCTGATTTCTGAAATTGGGAAAGAAGTCTTTATGTGGTGATAAAGAGACTTTATTGAAATGGGGTCAACTCCCCACACCACATAATGTGACTTAAATTATAAAGTGACGGCCTCCGAGAAATGATAAACAAGAGGCCGTCACTTTTTCATTCATAAAGGAATCAACATGGCTCTGACAACAAAACAATTGAAAGATGTTTGTTTCATCTGGGGTGGATCTAATCAATGTCGTTATTTGGACGAAGACGTTGATGACGAAGGAGATATCATCCATATCTGTAAAAAGAAATCTCCTTACAAAAAAATAGTTGAAGAAGAACTTGTCGAGTTCTTAGGAGATTGCAAGAAGAGTGGACAAGACCCATACAAGCAAGGAGTTCCTCTTGGGGACAACTGCGGAGGATTTGTGGTCTTAAAATCAAAGCCGCAAGGATATGACACTTAATGGAACTTTTGATATGCTTAAGTGTGTTTGTGCTTGCTATGGTGGGTGCATCAACAATGGATAGATAAAGGAAAAGGAAAAGGAAATGCCTAATAGATATGTCTGTGATGTGCTTGAGGAAATGAGAAAAATTGACAAAGCTCGCAATTACGGTTCATTGCTTGGGCTTGTTGAGGAAGTGCAAACACTTGTCAATCGAATGGAAGCTTCGATTGGAGACAAAGCTGATTATAATCGTTGGCATGACAAGGCTAAAGAAGAGAAGGTCGAATACAAGAAGCTTCTTAAGCACACAAATAAACTGCGAAAGAAGGCAGGCAAAGAACCAAAGAAGTCGGATCGATATTGAACAACAAAATTTGTATCATAAAGAACTAAGGAGAGTGAAATGAGTGACACAACAATTCTAAAAGAAAAGCGTCCAGACATTGCCGAGTTCGTAGAGGCATGGAGAGCTAAATACGAGAGAACCTTCGATCTTACAGATGAATCAGAGAAAGCTAATTTCTACGAAGGTATGACTGAGATGGCGAGGCATGTAGCCACCACCGCTGAAGCGGTCACGCTTAGCTCAATGCTCACCGTGGATGGTGTTAGCACAATTAGAGCAGACGCTATTCCGCACAACGATGATAAGCAAGCTGATTAAAGCTTGTGCTTTTTCATTACTTTGAGCACATTTTCTTCTACGTCAGTAAACATTGCAGCTTGAAAGACTTCATCTTCTAGTTGAGGATCATCTCTGTTGATGATTCTTTCAGCTAGAATTTCAGATGTCTTTTCATGTTTCTTTGATGCGCCTCTATAATGAACTGCGATTGTTGACACGACGAGTAGTCCAATCAGTGCAACCATTATTCCACCGGGGCCAGAAAAAATCTGGACACCACTGTTTTCGTAGTTACTTTGCCAGTTAGCCAAGCCTTGTTGCATTTGGCCAATCTCGCTGTCTTGGATATCGTTTTGTGTCTTAAGGTTTCCAACTTCAGCCTTCATACTGTTGGCCAAGTTTTCAATTTCCCCAATTTTCCCATTCTGGTTATCAATATCTTGTTGTTGTCTTGGAGAAAGATTTCCACAACCAGATATGAAAAGTGTCGCTGCGGCGACGAGTGTTATGAACAACCCTTTCATTTTTACCTCCTTGAAATAGTTCATGAATCTAATCTTCTTCTTTATTTATCCTTAATATCAACGAAATGGGCTTGATTTTGACGACGGTAAAGTGAATAATGAAAAGTAGTCCGTACCACAGGTATAGGAGACATTGATGCCAAGACGAAGACAAAGAAACTGTGAAGACAATCCTTTAGAGAAGGGTGATTTCGCCGTAGACTTAAATAAGCTTTCCAAAGAAGCTATAAGTAATTTCTTTGGGAACAAAAATTGGTATTGCGGAGGACCGATACCAAAATCAGAACTTGAGTCAGATTGGGCTGTTAAAACAGTTTTAAGAACCCAATTTGACGATGCTGTCTTTGATTACATTCATGATAGGTGTTTGACCGAAATTCCAGAAGCCGCTGGGTACAACGACCCTAGTGTTCCTTGGACGGTTCACACTCTTCTTTGTCTCTTGGAAGAGATCAGAGGGTATGGTGTTTCTAAGGATTTTCAGCCCGGCTTGCTACTTTTGTATTTCAAATTTTGCAAAGGAATTGAAATTCCTCCACCTCCGTTGCTTTAATAGGTAATGCAGGACATGGAATTCATCTCTGGTCGATTTTTCGACTATGAAATACCAAAAGAAAAACGATACTTCAAAAAATACTTTAAGACAGAGCTTCAAGAAGCTTTCTTAAGGTATTTTTTGATTTTTGGTCAGTATCGTAATTTCAAGAGCCACACTGGTCATCATTGCAACCCTCGTATGCTTTTTAAGCTAAGAAAAAAGCTAAAGATACTGGAAATTGCCTACAATGAGGCAAAAGTATCTTTAACAGAGGATGGTATGCGCACTGTTCAACTTATAGAAACAGGCAAGTTTCCATTGACAAATAAGTGATTTTCTCGGAGAATAGTTTATCTCAAGTTATGCGCCGAGGAGGGCGTAAATGGAAAATCACTTAAAGAATAGAGAAGACCTTGTTTGTGAAGCAAAAGGCTTATTTGGAATGATTGCAGAAATTCAGGCAAAAACTAAATTATACATATCGAGGTTAGCAACCGAAGATATAGAGGTTTCTGTCAGTCAAATGAAAAATGATCTGGCTACATACTCTCGTAGGATAGATGAAATCTACGAGGAGTTGAGAAGCTATGATGTCATTCCGGGTATTTCTTGAAAAAGCACAGAGTCCAAACTATGCGTTTGATAGCTGGGCGAAATCAGCAGAGAAATTAGGCACCGATGTAGATTCAATGGTTGGCCAAGCAAAGAAGAACGATTCTGAGCTTGATCACAAAGCATCTCAATCCAAGAAAGATAAAAAAACACACCCACAAAAAGACGACGATATTGATATCGAGAAAGAAGGGGCATGGAAAAAGTTGAAAGAGATATCCAAAGAACGCTTAAAGAAGAAGAAGGAAGACGACGCCCCAAAAGATTTGGAATCTTCAGAAAAATAATATCATCAATCATTTGGTTCTTTTGTCATTTGACAGTCGCAACCCTGCGATACACGACAATAACTGCACTGGCATTATTGGTCATATTGGGTTCACTTTCAGTCTGTGAGTTTATAATAGAAGAAGAAGTTCCTCGCATTCGAAGTCTTAATGTTCGTGATCGTGAATTTATAATGGCTCATATGAATACAACCAAAGGGGTTTATTCAAATTTCAAAGAAGAAGAAGAGTGCTGGGATGAGTTGCAGACGACGTTACTGATTTTAGACAAAGTTTGTCCAGAGGTTTCTGAGTGGGTTAGAGACAGATACGCAAATGGAAAAATTGTTTGGGAAAAGGAGAACTCAGGCACTTACGCCAAATATGATTACATCAACAAGGAGCTAACATTCAATCGAATTTCCTTTATGGAAAATGATGGAATTAAAGCTTCAATTTTAGCACATGAGTTTCGACACTCTCGGCAGAAGTTTACAAAGTTTTATCGATCAGTTGTTGCGTGTATGATTTGCAGAGAGCCAAGAACAATTCTCGTCGAGAACGACGCTTACCTGTTTGAGAAGAGAGTCGTTATTGCTATATTTCTGGGAAGGAACGATCTGTGACAGAAGAAATCGTCAAGGATAGACGTGATGTTAAAAGAAACCTTAAAGTCGTCAAATACGATATAGGCGTTTTTGTTTATGCCATTGCTTCTAGCATAGATGAGGGTGATGGCATTCTTAAAATTCCAGCTAAGTTTGGAGAGCCTATAGGAAATGAATGTTACGACATGATTAGAGATGTCTACTACGTTGAAGGAGTAGACTACATGTCTATTGGAAGCATTCCTGTCAATTACAAATTAGTTGACGCCACCAGTTGTTGGTCATCTGACATACCCTTGCCCAAGCCTGTTCTAAGGCGTCATATGTCGGCAGAGCAAAAAGCAAAATTATCTGACTGGAAGTTGCAATATCCATCTTCAAATTACCAAATTCAATTTCTACAAATTTTGAATGTGTATTGATGATTATTCAAATTGCTGTAATAATCCTGTCCATGGGATATGTTCTATTTTCTTTCTTTAGAGAAAGAGGTAGAATTAAGAATCATAGAAGAATGTTATCCTATATGGATGAGGGGATTAGTCTGTTACATAGGATGATTATGGACAGAGAAAATGAAAGACATGAAAAAGTAAATTGGAAAGAAGAAGGATTCTGATGAAAGATAAAATGATACCGCCCAGAGAAGTCCCAGATCGAGATTCGAAGTACATGGGGATGGCTTGGATGTGGGCCGGTTTCTCAAAAGACCCCAGCACTCAAATAGGAGCGCAACTGGTTGATCAATACAATATTCCCTTGGGTTCTGGATATAACGGTCCACCTCGTTTGATAGAAGACGATTCTTTCAGTTGGTGCCGACCTCCAAAAGATGATCCAAATGCTTTTTCTAAATATGACGTTGTGATACATGCCGAAATAAATGCGATAAATCACAGTTGCGGAAAAGAGCTTGCTAACGCCATTTTGTATGTGACAGGATTTCCTTGCAAGGATTGCATGAAGCAAATTGTTAAGGAAGAAATAGGAAAAGTTGTATATTTTGATCACAAATCGGATTCGGGGTCTATGTTAAGACAAACACAACAAGATGTATCGAAAAAGATAGCAGATTTGGGTGGAGTTAAGATTGAAAAATTCACTGGAAGTGTTTCATGGTTGCAAGATTGGAACGAACGATTAAGATCGCTCGGAGTTTTCGAAATGTAAGGATAAGTTTTCTTAAAGAAAAGATGTGTCCTGATCTATATAGATTCATGGATAATTCAGAAAAAAGAAAAGAGTATCTTAGAAAAAGACGTGCTCAAGTTTGTGAGTCATGTGGTGGACCTAAAGAAATTTCCGGGTATTGCAAAGAGTGTTGGGAAAAGAGGACAAAGCGAAGAAAAGAGCTTTTTGCTGAAAAGAAAAAGCGTGGCGAATGTATCTCTTGCAAAAATAAAACCAACGGAAAAAGCAAGTGCGAAACTTGTTTGTCTAAACAAAGGAAGCAACGAGAAAAAAGAGAGTTTTCTAGGTTGGAAAAGGGTCTCTGTGTTTTGTGCGGAAATCGTAATCATACAGAAAATTCTAAAACGTGTGGAGACTGTTTTTGCAGGAGAGTATCTAAGTTTCATTTTAAGACTTATGCAAAAACATCAGAACTTTTAGAGTTGTTAGAAAACCAAAATCACACTTGCCCTTATACTGGAAAAAAGTTGATTCTAGGAGAAAATTGCACTCTTGATCACATTGTCCCCAAGAGTCGAGGCGGCATCAACGAGGTGGATAATCTACAGTGGGTTTTCTGTTCTGAGTTCGTAAACGTAAATACTTTGAAGTGGAATATGACAGACCAAGAATTCAAAGGACTCATTAAAATCGTTTACGAACATACAACAGAAGGTGGAAATGGCAGTTAATTTTAATCTAAAATCTGGTTCTTGTAGGTCGCAGGATTCTTGTGTTTCCAAAGATGGATGTCCTCCTAACGTGTGTCCCGACTTTGTTATTAGGCGTCATGATACAAGACCTCCTTTGAAAGTAGCAGTAGAAGACTGTGAAGGAGCGATGGATCTTCAAGGCTTGACCATTGAAGTAAACATGTGGGCTTTAGGAAAGCTTAAGTGTGCGATCACAGATTCAGAAACATATTTTAACCTCGCTGATAACATTGGTTTTAATCAAATTATGATGGGCGACATCATTGTAATGGATCGGGTGAGACTGCCAGAAAGAATGCTCGTTACAGGTTTTGACGAAACCAATAGTTTAGTTCGTGTGCAAAGAGGATATCATGGAACAACTCCTTCTGCTTGGAAGAAGGGAGATACGTTAAGAATTTTTCGTGTTCTAAATGCACCGGCTGAATCAGAGTTGACTTTTGATGATATTACAGATGTAGACGGAACTATTACAAAAAATGTACTTCAAGAGGCTTCTTTAATTTACGAATGGCAACCAGAAGATACATGTCTTCCCGGATGCTATTGGCTTGAATTTAAGATTCTAAAGATGATTGATGTAGTGTTTTATCTTCCGGGCGGTCATTGGACTGGGAAGACTAACACTCATCCAGACGGATTTTTTTATACTGGTACAACATTTACAGAAAGTTCTGTGAGACTATCTTATGATCAAGTGGCGAAAAAATTCTTTCTCCCAGACGTTCCATGGACTGGGCAAACGCATCTTCATTCAGATACCAATACTTACACAGGTTTGATTCAAAATGACGGATCTGTTATCTTAAATCAAACTGGTATTCCATCAGGAGCAGAAACAGCATATAATGAGGATGGCAAAGCTTTACTCGATATTTCTCTTATACCAAGCTTTACAGATGAAGCTTTGACACCATATTATTTTGGGTGTATCTTAGGAGAAGGTGTTGAGTGGGTTAGAAGAATGCCGATTAGCGGCGAAGGATTCCTCATTAAAATCGAAGATTCTCCCACAGTTGAATTATAATTCATAAGGAGAGGTTCATGTACGTTTCTAGTTTTCTTATTGAGCGGTTGGAAAATGCCGGGGTCAAACATGTGTTTGGTTTACCCGGAGATTATGTCTTAGATTTCTACAAAGAACTCTGGGACAATAAAAATATTGAAGTCATAAACAATACAGATGAAAACCATTCTGGTTTTGCTGCTGACGCATATTCCAGAGTTCATGGAATTGGGTGTGTTGCTGTGACTTATAATGTTGGTGCCTCAAAGGTCATCAATGCTGTTCAGTGTGCTTACGCTGAGCGATCCCCCTTGATTATCATTTCGGGTGCTCCCGGAATGGATGAACGGCAAGAAGGCATGTTGCTGCACCACATGGTAGGTTCTTTCAACTCCCAAAAGGAAATGTTTGAAAAAATAACATGTGCTTCAGTTGTTTTGGACAATCCAGCAACGGCAGGATATGAGATCGACAAGGCAATGGAAGCTTTACATCATTACAAGAGGCCGATCTATATTGAGTTGCCTCGGGATGTTGCTAAGAAGTCGATCAGCTACGATGTATACAAGCAAGGAACACCAACTGCCCCAGACACAGACCCAGAGAACTTACAAGAGGCTTTGGAAGAAATCATGTCATGGGTTGAGGTGGCTAAGAATCCGATGATTTTGGCCGGTGTTGAAATCTCTCGTTATAACTTGGGAGAAAAGATTGTTAGGTTTGCAGAAAAAACCAACATACCTGTGGCAACAACCTTGTTGAGCAAATCTGTCATTAACGAACGTCATCCATTGTTTGCTGGAATTTATTCTGGAGCTAGCAGTGACGAGTTGACAAAGAACTTGATAGAGGAATCCGATTGTCTTCTTATGTTTGGAGTCATGCTTACTGATATGACTTTGTGTTTCAAACCAGACAAGTTTAAGAAGAGACAGGTGGTAGCGGCGAGTGTATCTGGGTTGCAAGTGAAAAATCACAGTTACACCGAAGTACAGTTTGATGATTTTTGTGAAGCTCTTTTCAAATTAGATTTTGGAAAGAAAGATTTGTTGGTGTGCTTGCCTGAAAAAGAAGAGAAAACAAAATTTGTACCAGTGGAAGGAGATGATCCTTTAACTACCAAAAGATTATTTGAGTACATTGACTCTATTTTAGATAAAGACATGGCCATAGTCGCTGACATTGGAGACAGCTTGTTTGGGGCAGCAGACTTGACTGTTCATCACAGGAATCATTTTTTGAGTCCTGCGTTTTACACAAGCATGGGATCGGCTATTCCCGGAGCGTTGGGCGTTCAGACAGCAAAGCCAAATGTCAGACCAATAGTAATTGTTGGTGATGGTGCATTTCAGATGTCATGTTTGGAACTTAGCACTATTGTAGATAGAGGATTAAATCCTATCGTGTTTGTGTTAAACAATGATGGGTACACAACAGAAAGATTTCTGTTGGATGGCGATTTCAACAATTTAAGAAGATGGAATTATCACGACGTAACAACTTTGATCAACGGCGGGGAAGCTAGGCGATGTACTACTGAAAGCCAGTTGTTTGAAAGTGTGCAGGAAGCTCTTGGTTCAAAAGAGTTATTCGTGTTAAATGTTGAAGTTGCAAGAGACGATGTTTCACAAGGGCTAACCAGAATGACTGAAGCCTTAAGTAAGAAAATTTAAGAAAGGAAGTTTACATAAATGGCCAAGGCCAAAAAGAAGTTTGAGAAAAAACAAGATTTTGTACGGTGTAATGATAGAATCAGAATTTTCGAAGTATTGCTGATTCATGAAGGAGAGAATCTAGGAGTAATGAAGACACGAGATGCTTTAGCCAAGGCTGTGTCGTTGGATCTTGATCTTGTTGAGGTGTCTCCAAATGCTCATCCTCCTGTTTGTCAAATCATGGATTATGGCAAGTTCATATTTGAAAAGAATAAAAAGAAGAAACAACATTTTGCTAAAGACAAGGAAGTTTCTTTCAGGTATGTTATTGACGATAACGATTTGACTACCAAGGCAAATCAAATTCGCAAGTTCATAGAGAAAGGCCACAAGGTTAAGGTGGTCGTTAAATTCAAGGCTAGAGAAAAAGCCCATAAAGACAAAGGCTTTGCCGCTCTTGAAAAACTCATTATAATGCTTGAGGATATTGTGTCTGTTGAGAAGCCGCCCGGATTTGAAGGGCACACCGTTACAGCAAGATTGAATAAGAAAGAGTCCAAGGATGGAAACCCTAAAGAAAAAGCAAAGAAAGATTCTTAAAAATATTCGTAAAGAAGAATTTGCTGAAGGAGAGTTGTTCACAGGTGTCTTGAATGAGATTTCTGTGCATAGCGAAGAAGAAGTCATTTACGCCATGGGAGACTTTGGTAGAAGTTTTAGAAACTTTGCGAGAGATATAGACTTGAGACATCCTGATCTCAAGTCTATCTTTTTAGGCGAACTGGTTAATGGTGGTGAGTTCAGTAGAATAGCCACTGATCATCTTAAACTTTGCACTTATGGAAAAACGTGGGGTCTTTCTGACAGTGTTCTAAAAAGCCTCAAGCGATCTGTTACATCTAATTCTACTTACAAAGAGCTTAATGGAAACATAGACTCTCCTTCTTTGAATCTTCGCTATCTTCGATTTGTCAAAACAAAGACTTTTTTGAAATCATATCGTGAAGAAAAGCGTGCTCAAGGTATGCAGTTGATTCCTCCAAGAGACGTGCCTAGTGATTTTGATGATTATTTTTATGGAGTTCTTAAATATGAAAATGACATTAAAGAGGCAAAGAAAAGAATAGCAAGACTGGCTGATTCAGGTCTTGTGTCCATGGCAGAAGAGATAGAAATTGGCTTGAATACCATTATCGAAAAATCCAAGTTGTCTCAATATATGGGATTCAATCAAATAAACTTGGTGGAAGCTGCTGTGATTCTGGGGAACATGATCGGATGTGTTTGCTCTTTAGACAAATATATCATTCCAGAAGGTACATTTGAAGGTCAGGCCGAGTGTAGATATTTGCCGAGAGTTTATCCCTATCATGATCTTGAAGACATTGCTTCAGATGAAATGAAGTCTTTGATGGATTATTTAGACGAGTACCCACCTTTGGGCAGACGCACTTTGTTTGATCACTTCAGAGTGTTGGTGCCGGGAGGGGAATGGCAAGAATCCATTGGCTCATTGGCTCATTCTTCAAAGTCGGGATCAGGATTATCATTTCCTGATGTGTTGATTGGGCAAAAGAGAATAGATGAGACTCTTATACAGAAAGGAATGACTGCAATATTGCTCGGTGAAAGAGATGGAGAGCATTATTTTGTTAGTTACTGGACGTAAAATGGAAAGATCAAAAATTAAAGAAGCTTTGTTAAAAGCCTATGAAGCTGGATGGCGTGGGTCATTGGAGCTAAAAGAAGAGTACGCTGAAAAAACATTAGATGATATTTGTGGGACAGAGTTGCAAGCAAAAGATTTTTATCAGCAAGCAACATTTTCTTTTGACGGGTCGAATTCTTATCAGCCGATTACCATACAGGATGGTGCTGCTGCTCCTCAACATGAATGGGTTATTCAAGAAAACACAATTCAAGTAACGCCTACTGATGGAGTTGAAATAACATCAGAGTGGGTTGCTAATAGAGCTAATTGGAACAATGTAGTGTAGAGGCTCATGGTGATGCGCCTTCGGAGGAAATTTGAAATACTTGGTTACTGGTGGAGCGGGTTTTATTGGATCAACATTAGTTGATAGATTGTTGGAAGAAGGTCATGAGGTCACGGTGCTTGATAATGTATCGACAGGCAAGTGGGAGAATTTGCCATCACATAAGAACTTAAAGATTGATCAAGATGATGTGTCAAACACACACAGTCAGATCGCCAAGTCATGGGAGGAAACGCCAACAAAGTTTGATGTAGTGTTTCATCTTGCTGCCGAAGCTCGAATTCAACCCAGCTTTGAGAAGCCTGTGTTAACTCACAAATCTAATGTCACTGGCACAGTGGAGATTTTAGAATTGTGCAGGAAGCATAAGGCTCGTTTTGTGTATGCTGGTTCTAGTTCTGTGTATCATGACAAATTCGCCAATCCTTATACATTCACAAAACAACTCGCTGAAGATTACGCCACGTTGTATAACAGAGTGTATGGAGTTCCGGTGGCCATTGCTCGATTCTTTAATGTGTATGGCTACCGCCAATTGGAAGAAGGGGCATATGCAACTGTGCTCGGAATCTTTGAGAAACAGTTCAGAGAAGACTTGCCTTTGACGGTTACAGGCACAGGAGAAAAGAGGAGAGACTTCACTCATGTCAATGATATAGTCAGCGGCTTGATCGCCATGTCCCAAGAAGATTGGAATGCAGATATTTTCAATCTCGGAACAGGAACGAATCATTCCATAAATGAAGTGGCAGAAATGTTCAATCATCCAATCGAGCACATAGCAGATAGACCCGGAGAAGCTCAAACAACTTTGGCCGACATACAAGAGTCCAAATCCAAGTTGGACTGGGAGCCAAAACATTGTTTGAAGGAGTATGTGAATGATTTGCTCTCTGACAAATAAGTGCTCGGTAATTTTACTTGTCGATCTTACAGATGGCACAGAGAAGTTATTGCATCCGGGAGATTCATTCCTTTATGAAGACTGCGTTGCCTATCCGACAGAGGAAACTTGGATTCTTGTTGAGCATGGACTTCTTGAAGATAGGGATGATGAGTTTGCTCATGCTAATTTTTATTCTGATTTGCTGGAGCGTCGTCGGATCGGCGGCACATCTCCATTGCATAATTGGTTGCAGGAGGGTTTTTGAACCACACCTATATTGTCAAAAACAATAATGATTATTCGATCATGGTGAGAACCCAAAACATGGGAGACCAGTGGCTTAATCCGGGAGAATATCTTGAGTACATTGGGCCAGACAATCTTATGCCAATCTTGACTCGATCAGATGATGTAGAGGTTTGGCATATGGATATTGGACATAACTGGGAATATTATGATGGCACTCAACAAACTGTTGAGTGGAAAAAAGAAGGTTTTTGATGAGATTCAAAAATTACATGCTAGAAGAAGGTGAGATGTTTGATGCTGTTAAGCATGGGATGTCTACTGGATTCAAAGATTTTCGTGAGAAGAGAGTAGAACAAAAGAACAAGTCGGAGAATGATGCTCTTACAACAAAAATTGTAACAGCCGAAGGTGATGAGCTTAAACAACTCATCAAACAAATTGTGAACAAGGGATTGACAGTTAAAGATGGCAAGGTTCAAGAGCCGTGTCGTATCAAACATGTAAATAAAGGAGTATTAGAATGTACACGCACAAAGATGGCATAACTTTTAGGAAGCTTCATAAAGGCGATCTTCACTCTTTGCTTGCTCTAAAGCAAGAAAGTTGGTGGGGAACTCACGCTACTATGATCATCAATATTGAAGATCAACAGAAATGGTATGAAAACATTCCGGCTGATGAAATTTACATGATTGCAGAAATAGACGCTGAAGCTGCGGCCAAGAGCAAGAAGGGCTTCATGGGGTCTGAAGTTAAACGGCAGGGAGTTGTTCCGGTTGGAATTTGTTGCTTGACTCAAATTGATTGGATAGGACATTCTTGTAATATCAGTGGATCGATCTATAAGGATAAACGCAAAGACATGAATGGGATTGTCAAGCCAGCGTTCTCTGGTGGACTTGATTTCGCATTTGAAGTGCTCAACATGCAAAGAGTGGGCGCAGAGGTGTTGGAGACGCACGCTGCGGCTCAGATACTTGAGATAGGACATCTGGGCTTCAAGATTGAGGGAAGGCGTCGTAGGGCCGTATACAAGGCCGGTAGATATTACGATTCAGTACAATTGGGAATCCTGAGAGAAGAGTGGGTAACAAGTCCACGGGTTGCGGCATATGAAGGTTGTTGTAATGAAAATTTTGACCATGTGATGGCCGACAAATTTATCAAGCGGTTTAACCGAGATATGCAGGGGGCTTTAGCATCTGGATGGCCTCTTCCAGTAGATGAGACTTCCCATCAATGATCACTCTTTTGTGACCTTCGGTCCAGATGATTTCTGTGTCAATCACGTTTTGGTTGAAGTGGCGGTGATAGTTTCTCACCGTGTCATAGAACCATTCTGTTTGTAGAGATTCTCCCTCGACAGCTTTTATTTCGTGACGACTTCTGCCAGTAATGATCCCAGCGTATTCTGCTGCGATCAAATACTCCTGCTCATATTCTGCCCAGTAACCAAGTATCTTTTCTACGTTGGTATACATTTCTGTGGGGTCAGATTCAAATCCAGAGAACTCTTCTGGAAGTGTTGCAGGATATTTAAGAGCCGTTATAAGAACAACGTAATCAGCGTTGATACGGTCGTATTCTCCTAAAGTGATCTCAGGGGATATTGGTCCCCAACCTTTGATTAAGACTATTTTACTTCTCATTTTTGGGCCATTCCCCGATGCGTGGCATCATGTTTGCGTTGTTCTTAAAGAACTCTAACATCTCTTCCGTCACCCAAAACTCCATGAGATCATGTAAGAGTTCAGGTTGGGGGTCTTCTAACATTTGTTTCCAGACTCTTACAAGTCTAGTAAATCGTTTCCCCAACCTGTCATTAGTCATGTCATTGTACCAATTTTCCCATCTAACACAAGATGAACCTCTTCTTTGAAGACATTCATGCCCTAAACACTTTCTTTCCCACTGCTTAAACGATCTTATAGGATAATGATGTCGGTAAACCTCTGTAGTGGTGGAATAAGAAACATCTGGTTCTGATATGCCATGGTTGCCATGTGTGATTACTACATCTTCCATTGGGCGGTGAGCTATCTTACATTCTTGTGGTATAGGGAGATGATCGAAGTCAACGTAATGCTTCGATTTAAGAAAATCGAATTCCCAGCTAATGGGAGGGTGCAAATACATTCTCTCACATCTCACAACTGATGTGTTAAAATGTCTGAGGTTTTGTAATCCACACCACAGTTCGTCGGCGTCCAGATGAACTATCCAATCTGGATTTAACTTGCAGGCAAGTCGAGCCATATGTGTGACCCACTTGGTCTGGTTGTGGTCATCTTCTGATTCGTCGATGATCTCCACAACTTCAGGGTAGCTTGCTGCTATTTCCTTTGTACGGTCGGTGGACGCATTATCTGTGAAGATTATTTGAGACACACCTTGGCTTATGGTGTGTTCGATCATTTGACCGATGATGTCTTCTTCATTCTTGGCAAGTATTGTTGCAATGATTTGAATTTTTGGCTTTGTAATTATCACACATTAAATGAGTGGTATTCCATAATATTTGCTGTAACCAAAAAATTCAAAATCTTCCTGCCAAGTTGTTGTTAGATGATCAACCATTTCTGGAGTGAAATTCAAATCGAGAGATATTTGATTTTTGTTCTTATGAGGGAATTTTATTTTCTTGTCAATAAAAGGAAGTGAGTTAAAATCTTTTTCAAGTGTTTCCAATTTAAGAAATTTGTTTATCTTGTAATTGACAAACCCTTTAGGTGGAACGTATTCCTTTTGTAGATGCAAAAGATGATAACAACTTCTACGATTGGTTGTCGAAAAATGGAATTTTTCAAATTCTTCTTGAGAAGGATTTCTGTTTCTTTGGCCATGAAGGTATCGAGAGATTTGTCGTTTGAAAGGGTCTCTAACAGTAGCGAACACATAGTAATCTTTAACTTCTTCAGGAAGATGGCAGATGTGCTTAGCGACTATTTCTTCCCAAGTGTCAGGGATCGGGGTCGTGAATTTCCATATGAAGGGCTTAGCTCCCGCCTTGCTTAGTGCTGCCTGCATGGATGTTGTCCCAGTTTTGCCGGGTGCCATATAAACAAATCTGTGTTTGTGAGAAACGAACATAAATATAGTTATGGAAGATTCATTAAAAATATTGATACTTTGCTCATATTACAATAGACCTATTTTGGTCAGGAATACACTAAACAGCATTCTAAAAGCGAATGAGCACCACACAAACTGGGAACTTGCTTTTGGAGATGATGGAAGTGATATCCCCGGAAAGCCTATTGTTGAGGAAATTCTTAAAGATCATTTGGATAAAGTTAAGTTTGTTCACAGCAATATGAAATTTGAAGATAAGATACTTCAAGGGTTGATTCTGGGAAAGCTGGCAAATGAAGCCATGAAAGAATCTGATGCAGATGTTGCTCTTATACTGTGCGACGATGATGAACTGGTTGCTGAGCATCTAAAAGAGTTGTCAGACTATTTCATCAATCATCCAAGAATTATGTACTGTTACTCCAAAATTCACATATTTAATCCATTTTTTCAGAAAAGCGAAAATGTGAATAATTTGAGAGGCAAGTTCAACAAGTGGAAAGGGAAAATAGTACCTTTTGGAAAAGTTGATGCAACTCAGGTGGCTTGGAGACTAGATTGCTGTAAGAAACATGGTGCGTGGTTTAAGGACGATACAAAACTTGTTCCGGGCAAGCCTTGGACAAAAGATACAGATGGATCATTTTTTGAAAACCTTTATGCAAAGTGTGGAGAGTGTTATCCATCTGGATTAGTGGCTCAATATAAAGGGGTTCATGATTACCAGTTGTTATGGCACAAGAATGTGCCGCCAGCCCAACTGTGGGCTTACGATAAAATGTGTAAAGAGTTGGGAGGAGTTCAGTTTTGAATCCATATGAAATATTGGGAGTGAGTAGAAACGCTTCCTCAGAAGATATCAAAAAATCATATAAGGAACTTGCTAAAAAGCATCATCCTGATATGCACAAACAGGGTTCTGATGAGCAGAAAGAAGCGACTGAGATATTCAAGAAAGTCAACTCTGCTTATGAGATACTAGAAGATACTCGAAAGAGAGCGGAGTATGACAGATTCGGGGCTGTTAGAAGTGGTGGCGCAAGGAAGCCTTACACTTCTACGGTGGATGATTTTTTCTCTTCGATGTTTGGAAGAGACCAACCAAGACAATCTCGTGGCAACCATATATTGGTAGAGCATGAAATTGATTTGATTGGAGTTCTCAATGGTGGAACTGTTGAGATCAAATATCAAAAACGATCTTTATGCAAAACTTGTAACGGCACAGGAGGAGATCAGGTTAAATGTGAGCACTGTGAGGGATCGGGAAGGAAGGTGATTCACGGACAGGCCATGACCGTCCAAACCACTTGCCCCGCTTGTGAAGGCACTGGCAAATCAATTAAGACACATTGTGGGGGTTGTAGTGGAGGATTCACAGATCCAGAAGAACATACTTCATCATTCAAAGTGCCAAAGGGAGTTGAAAACGGAATGCGATTTGCTTTTAGAGGACAGGGAGAGTCTTGTGCAGATGGCATTGCAGGAGACTTATATGTTGTGGTAAAAGTAAAGCAGAACGAATTGTTTGAAAGACTGCAAAATGGCAACATTCTTTGCAAGATGCCCGTTTCTTATACTCAGTTGGTTTTAGGGGATGAGGTGGATGCTCCCACCCTAACGGGGATGGTAAAATTAAAGATACCAGCAGGCACACAATCGGGCACTAAATTGAGATTGAAGGAGCAAGGATTGCCTGTCTTTAATAATAGGGGCATATATAAAAACGGAGATGAGTTTATTCAAGTAGACTTGTTTGTCCCTAAAGAAATAAACGAAGAGCAAAAAGAGATTTTGGAAAAATTAGCCGCCATAGAAAAAGCAGGAGAGTGAAATGGAAGACTTACTAAAGAACAAGTTTTTTTGGGTTGTTGCATTTGTGTCGTTAATGAATATCGGAATATTCGTTGTTGGAACAGTTGTAATAGACAAAGCTGCCGATAGGGTCATTGAAAGGCTGGAGAAAGATTATTCTCCATCTCCTTATGGTCCCGGATTTGATCCAGACAAAGTTGAAGTTGTAAGACAACTGGTTTATGAATTGAAGAAGTACAACGAAAATGGACAAGTCCAAGAAAGAAGTACATCAAGAGAGTTGTCGGATATGATAGAAGACGCCGACAAGTGGAGAGTTGATTGGGAGAAAGACAGAGGAGCTAATCCCTAACGATTGCTTGATCAACTTTTGAGTGCTGACCAGAGGCGTCTTCGGGGCGTCTCTGGAAAACAAGAGTCATGTTCTTTCCCAAGGCAGGCTCTCCTTGAATCTTTTTGTATTCATCATAAGTAAAGCTGGCTTCCGTCCCATCAGACAACCTGACATAAATTGGGTTCTTTTTAAGAAGCAGGGTTGTTATTCTTCCTGTTTTTTCTACAGAAGGCAGATCCATATCTGTTGATGGAAGACTTAGCTGGTTGCTTCTGGCCATGGACTGGTTTCCAAAGCTTCCGCCAGAACCACCTATGCCCTCTTGCCCTACAGGATCGGTATCCATGGATGTCATGGCACCGCCAATTTGACCGCCCAACAATTGGCTGTTGAATAGATCATCTATTTTCGGTCCTAGCTCTCCAAGACCGATTTCTTCGTTCAATAAGAATTCTCTGAATTTACCCATGATAACATATTTATGATTGTCGAATAGCTATTATATGACATGAACGAGAAAAAAGACTTTAAGTATGAGGCTCAAAAGCCAGTTGTTGTATCTAATGAGGAAAATATAGAAGAATCCACAGAAGAAACAGAAGAAGTTGAAATCAATGATGTTGTGTTTTTAACCCCAACTCGTATTGAATACACTAAAGGTGGTGTAGAACAATCTGTCATGATGGGAATTGATTTGATTAACAAAAAGGCTTATGTAGAAGAAGGGATTTGGGAGTATTCAGATGCTATATTTGAGCATCTTGACCGTATCAACACACTACCAGAGGACTTTTTCGAGGCAGGAGAGGATATCTACAACAAGGCTAATAAGGCCGTAGATGAAATGGAAGACATAAGAAAAAGTGCTTTACAAAAAGGAGACGAATAATGGCTGGAAACGAAATTAAAACAGAAGTCTTTATTCCCGGTCGTGGGAAGCAAGCTCGTGGTGTAGCTCAATATCCTGCTGGGAGACAGATGACGCTTGGGGTTATTACAGAGTGGATTAGGTTACAGGGACTTGATGAATATACAACCAATGGATTGATTGAATTAGCTGGAGGCTATCCAACTCAAGCATTGCCGCATTTTAGACGCAATTTCAATTTGATGATTGCAAGAGTCAGAGATAAGCGTCAAAAAGAACAAAACCAACCAATTAGCGAGGCAGCAAACGAAGACTGGGCCACAGAGATTCCAGTAGAAGATTTGATAATCGCAGAAGAGGAGAGAGAAGATGGCGAAAGTTAAGGTAACACAGGGCGAGATCGTTAATGGGGTAGTTAGCGTTCAATCAATTCAAGACAGTCAACAAGACAGTGTGGGGATGCCAAGTCGATATGTGGCAACAGTTCACTCTGGAGTTGAGGTTGAGGTAGAAGAAGGATATTGCTTGTGCTTCTCTGCTGTTCAAGAATTGGCCGACAAGGGAATTGTGATAACAAATGGACCGGGAAGAATTACCGGTGGGCCACTCACTTTCACAATTCTAAATGGTGGAAGAGAAATTGTTACTGTCGGTGCAAATGTTGCAGTGGCAAATGTATGGATCGAAAAAATCGAGTCCATGGAGATTGAATGAAAATATCACTTCTAACAAAAGTGGCTCGACAAGTAGAGGGCGAGTTTGTCTTTATCAACGTCATAAAGGCAACTACCAGCCCAAATAGCTTGCGCAAGTATTTGTTTGATAATGATCTTCCACGAACAGAAAAAGTTGGAGAGGTTGATTGCGTTATCGAATATGGAATACTTGAAGATGTAGAAGTAGAGACTGAAGAGCCTAAAGAGCCTACTTCTGATCCACAAAGTCAATAATGATTCGTGTGACACCCTCTGAAGGATGCTCAATCTTAACGCACTTTGAGAGGGCTAGGATTTTATCAATGAGATCCTTGTCGGCCAACTTAAAGATGTCCATGAATCCTTGCGCTTGAATTTCTTCTGTCATTAGTAAACCTCATTCCATCCGATTGATCCTACGACATTCGTTGCTGATCCGCCAATGGAAGTAACCACTAAAGACAAACTGTAGTCTCGTTTCTTTATGTCACTGCCAGCTTCAATGTATTTGGTTTCTGGCAAGTCTAAATTGTTGTTAAATATCAAGAGCATGAAATATGTATCCTTAATTACTGTAATATCCTAAAAGGAGTGATGTTTATGAACCAGCAACCGCACAACCCGCTAGAGAGCCCAGATGGGCCACCAGAGATGACAATTGATCTTCATGATGGAAGCACAGAACAGGTTTCTATTGTGGTGATTCATCATGACAGACCAGAGTATTTGAATATTTGCTTGCAATCGATTCATGTTTGCAGTCACTTAAACAACTATGAGGTGATTGTAGTAGACAATAACTCTGGGCAAGAGACACAAGAGTTTCTTGATGTACTTCAAGAAGAAGGAATCAAAGTTGTAAGAAATAAAGAAAACAAATTTTGGTCTGAAGCGTGCAATCAAGGTGTTGGCGTATCTGACCCAAATTCAAGGTATTTCATATTCTTACATGCCGATACAGTTGTAATTGATCCAGCTTGGATTGACGTTCTTGTAAACATCTCTGAATCTCAAGGAAGTGGCGTTGTTGGAACTTCCATGCAGCACTATTACATTCAAAAGCAGAAGGTTGATTTTATTCAAGAATGGTGCATGTTGGTGACAAGAGAGTGCTGGAATGATATTGGACCGTGGCCGGAAGAGCTTCCAATTGTTGGCATGTCATTTATTATGACATTGAGAGCGCAGTTAAAAGGACACAAGCCTCAAGCTACAAGAAACAATATTGTTCATCATTACAGACAGTTCAGCATGGACCCTAGCGATTTTGAAAAGATGAGCGAGAAAGCTATGGGAATTGTTGCAAGGTTGATGCAAGAGACTCAGCAGTCTAAATGATCTCAGACCTTTATTAAACAACTGTTTCATGTGCCCGATTCTGAATTATTGTCCTGATCCAAAAATTGTTTATGATTGAGTTGGCTCATTTCGGCAAGTTCTCTATGAATTGATGCCATTGAGGATGATCGTGAATGACGATTTTATTCTTGGCGTAGTGATTGGCGTAGGCCATACAGAACAGTTCTTCGGCATTTTGATCTTGTTTCTCTGGTGTGTTCTGTACGATTTGCATCCACATCTGTTTGTGTTCTGGTGTAACGAACTTTTCCAACACACGATGGGCAATTTCATGTAGAACTGTAAACTCTCGTCCATAATTGTATGGAGCAGCTATGGCAATCTCTTTTTCATGATCATCCATGTAGCCAACATGCTCCTCGTCCCCATTAAGAGTGTTTCCGGCATGAAATTTCCAGTTGTATCCTTGCACAAGTGCTGCGTGGCTGTCTGGAAGTTTTTCAAGTGTATTGGCGATGTCAGCTTTTTCGCCGTCCATCTCATCTTCCATAAATTGTTTGAATGAACCCATCATACCTTATCTATCTTGCAGGAAGTAAATTATTCTGTATAATGAAACATCTACAAGTAAAGATTCCTTTGGAATCGGTCATCTAAAGACTCAAAAATAGCGAATAAACTCATCGTTAAAGAGTGGGTGCATGGTGACTACACATTACAAAAAATATCACTGGGTTTAGCAACTTATCCCTTGTTCGCATAAAAAATGGCCGGTTGAACGTCTGCCCGTTAAAACGTCCTCTTGCAAGGAGATACCTTGTACAATTTGCTTGTATTTAAGATAACCATTGACAAATCAAGTTTGGAGGAGGAAAAGTTACCGAAACGTAGAGTTTTATGTAAGTCACAACATAAAATTACTAAACCAGTCTGGAATCGTATCGGATAACGTGGCTAACTTGATTATTAAGCACAACATTTATCTTTTGGGAGGTCGCTTGACGAGTGTTGTGTCGGGTTTGAAAAACAATTTGTGGAAGTCTGAAATACCTGTTGCAAAAGTTGCAACAGGTATTTTTTATTCTATGTTTCCTCTCATAAATAAAGATAACTTGTTTTGAAGGAGAGAATTTATGGCACGAACGGCTAAGAACATAGGTGGCAAGAAGAGAAATACAAAGACTGGTGGGAATTTCCACATTGAATTTAAGAATGATGCCCAAAGTATGGCGTGGGCCGCTTTTCAGCAGCACAGCGTATTATTTCTAATAGGACCAGCAGGTACAGGAAAAAGTTTTCTTGCATGTGCTTTTGCTATAGAGAGAATTCTACAAAAAGAGTCAAAGAAGATTGTGATAACCAGACCTATTGTAGAATCTGGAGAGTCTCTTGGTTTTCTTCCCGGAGAGTTTGAAAACAAGGTTTATCCATACATGTTACCAATGTATGACTGCATAGATAAACTTGTGGGTCATCCTGATGACAATAATGTTTGGAGAGACAAGGTTGATAAAGCTGTTGAAGTTGCTCCAATTGCTTATATGAGAGGTCGAACATTTGATGACGCTGTTTGTATTTTTGATGAAGCACAAAACGCATCAATGATGCAGCTTAAATTGTTTCTTACAAGATTCGGAGAAAACAGCAAAGTCATTATCACTGGAGATCCAACTCAAAGCGATTTAGGCGGCGGTGATGTTGCTTTGACTAATGTGATGAATCGTCTCAAAGACGTGCCGGGTGTAGGTGTTGTTCAATTTAAGGCAAATTCTATTGTCAGACATCCACTCGTAGCAAATATCATTGAAAAACTTGAGGAATAATGTCAAGACAGACGGCCTTTACAAATGCAGGAACAATAACTGATGACTCTCTGGATATTCCAGTAGGGTTGGTCGCTTGGACAAGTCCCAGCAATGCCACTAGCAATGACGGATCTTATGCAACAGTTGCATTGGACGGCACGATGGATGGCACGTCTGACGGTCTGTATTTTTCTAATTTTGCTTTTAGTGGATTGACATCAGAAGCTATAATTGAAGGAATTGAAGTCCGCATCGATAGAAAGGATAGCGGGATTGATGGAATTGTAGATGAATACCTGCATTTGGTTTGGTCTGATGGAACGAACAGTGCCATTACACGAGGGGCAGATAAAGCTTCTGCCACTTCGTGGCCTGCTTCAGATGGGACAGAAGATTATGGAGGAGTTTCTGACACATGGTCTGAAGCTCCTACAACCGATGAAGTGTTAGGTTCAGATTTTGGATTTGTGTTGTTTGCGACGGTTGATGGTACTGGTGATGGAACGGCTTTTGTTGATCATGGTTCTATGCGAATCAATTATCACTTTGCTTACGTTACAACAATCAGCGGCGGTGCTTCAGGTGGCGGATCAGCTACACAAACATTTTATGATGTTGTTGAGGTGGGCGGCGGCTCCATAGCAGGAGGATCGGCTGCTGTTACTTCTTCCGCATCTTTAAGTGGCGACGGAGGAGCTTTAGGCGGCGGCTTCGCTTTCAATTGTGTTGATTTTGTTTCTTCAATAAATTTGTTATCTAATCCTAGTTTTGAATGTGGATTAGATCATTGGAACATTGATTTTGGAAATTGGAGAACAGATTATGATACAGTTCAGCATGAAAATGTGTCTGTTACTCCCGATTCTGGCACAACGGGTGCTGAATACTTTTATCATGACGAGATAGACATTTCTGGTTATGATGTTGGCACAAAGTTTACGATTTCATTTTATAGTCAAGATGCAATTTCCAGTGGCAGTCGGTTGTCGGCGATGCTTACAACTCATATTTTTGGCGATTTTACAGCACTAGGAGCAAATCAGTCCGTTGCTCCGAATGGGGGTGGTGCTGGAGTGTTTACTCAGTTTTCAGGTGCTTTATCAAAAATTAGTCTTGATGAAACTGGTGCTGGAGTATGGTGTGACATCTTTGATATCGGTGGTGGTGGCAACTCTCAATCTCTATACATGGATAATTTCCAGCTTGTTGTAACGGTCCATGCTTTTAATGCTTCTATCAATGGCGGTTCATTAGCTGGCGGAACATCTCTTGTATCTCAAACTTGGACTGAAACACCAATAGGAGGATCGTTAGCTGGAGGCTCTGCTGCCGTTTCGTCTAATTTTGCAATGTCTGTAAGTGGCGGTGGTATCCTTGGAGGCATTGCGGATATTCCTCAAGAGTTTGATGAGGTAGGTTCGGGAGGGGCTATTGTTGCTGGAGCAGCAATAGTCACATCTTCTGATGTCATTGAAGTTGGTGGTGGAATATTAGCTGGTGGTGTTGGTTTTATTTCAGGTAGTCTTGAAATATTTGGAAGTGGTGGTGGTCTTCTTGGTGGTGCTGCGCATGTTCCTGATTTCTTTAATGAAGTAGGATCAGGTGGAGCTATCGCTGCTGGAGCGGCGGCAAACGATTCTGTTATAAATGCACTTGTTGGCGGCGGTTTGTTGGCCGGGGGAGTGGCTGATGTTCTAAGCTTTTACTGGCCGCAAGGTGGAGCTTTAATTTCTGGAGCTTCAGATGTTTTCCAATCATTCACCATGCAAGGTGGTGTATTAGCATCAGGGGCAGCAGTTGCCGTAATTGCAACTGAGCAAATTCCAGTTGGTGGAGCGATACTTGGTGGGTTGGCTAATGTCAATAAATTCCAAGGGCCTAGATCATGGGTTAGCACTGGTGCTCCTTCTGTAGATACTGGAGGAGGAGCAAGCAACGAAGGCATCACTGATGCGAAATACAACGCAATTGGTGGTGTGATTCTTGACAACAGGCTTGACTTGACGCTTGTTAATTCTCGATTCGATATCGCCACGAAGTTCCTTTGGAGAATAAGAAGCATTGCATTCAATGATCTCACTTTCTTGTGGAGCACAGGCGAGTTGGGAATATTTTTCTATCGTGTCATTGGAAAAGCAAGAGATGGAAGTGAGTGTAATCTTAAAGCCGATCCTTGTTGTCAAAAATATATCCTGAATGTTCAAGCAAGATCATTGCCTGAACTTTGCGAGAAGCTAAGTGCAAGGAAGTTTATCCTTCCAATTGAGTCGGTGCAAAGATTTACTAGACCGGCTTCTTTGGGAAATATCATTGATGACTTTGAAGCTCAACAAAAATTAGTTGATGACTTTGATGAAGAAAATGGAAATTGCAATGCACTTGAAGAAGTGAATGTTTGCGACATCCCCCAGTGTGCTGATTTTTGTGTTGATTTTGATTTAACTGTGGACTTTTATCTGGATATTTCCAGAATACAGATCAATGGGAATTTGGAATTTGAATCTGGGGAAGGTCTTTCGGCAAATAGGTCTGTGTTTGTAAGCGGAGAAGCAGAAGTTTCTAATACTAAGAATTTGTTTGCTGGATTTTATGAAGCTGTTCCGGCTGATTGGAAAGCAGATAATGCTGCTATAGCTTATTCTAATCATTACATTGGAGATGGCGGTGCCATTTTCTCCATTGTGGCAGAAACAGAATTCACAAATTGGCAGTTCACAGGAGGAGAGTGGCCTAGACACTCTGGTTTGCCCACAGGGACAACATCATTAAGTCAGAACAATCTCGAAGGTCAGAATAATCCATCAGCCGTAGCATGGCAAGTTACAGAAAATGCACTTACTGAAGATGGCGTTTTTGCACAAGTTGATGTAAGTTTCTTAAAAGAAAGCGAATATTTGATTGTTCGTGGGTTTGATTTGAATCTTCCGAGTGATGCTAACATCTTTGGGTTCAACGTGTGGATAAATCTATTGTCAACTCAAGTTGGTGTTAGAGACGTTAGTATTGTGTTGGTTAAAGGTGATACAATAATTTCAGATAACATTCCTTTGAATTTTGACTGGCCATTGATTTCTACTACAAGAATTTATGGATCAAGTGGAATAGCCGATTTACAAGTTCCGTTTTCTTCTGAAAATGTATGGGACGTTGATGACCTTAATGGAAGCGATTTTGGAGTTGCTTTTAGAGTGAAAGATGTCAGCAATATTGGAACTTCAATTGCTTTTGTGGATTCAATAAAAGTTGAGGCCACATGGGAATTTAAGAACAAAGACAATTTGAAAACAGGTGGAATTTCTGGAATCACATCAAGTGCATGGCATTATGAATCTTCTGGAGGCGTTGTTGTTGACGGTGATGTAAGTCCAGTAAAAACAACTTTGATCTGGACAGCAAGAGGACTTGGAGTGGGGCAACCAACAGGGTTGGTTATGGGAGGCGGATATTCAATAGGTCTTAGTTACACATCTGATAGTTTTCATTATGAATGGGAAGACAATGGCACTGTAAATCCAGCCAACATATTTTACGATTCAGATTGGCCAGAAAATGGAGAGAATGAATCTTTATCAACACTTCTAGGTGGTCCTGCGGTTGCTGCCAGTTCATGGACAAATCCTGAAAGGGCCATACTAGCAGATGCTTCTTCTATATCATCTCCTTCTTATGCTATAGTGGATTTGAAGACAGTAGACCTAGTTAGTGAGTTTTTGGTTGTAAGAGGCTGGCCATTCGACTTAGACGATCACATGAAAGTGGTTGGCTTGAGAGTGGTGGTGGCAAATCGATTTGCACAAAATAGTCCAATTTCTGGATTCTTTTCAACAGATGAAACTTCTAGCGTTGATGATGGTGTTGATACAGTTTCCAATTATGATGTTTTAGATCACATACCAATTGTTGCCGGAACATTGTCTGGAACAATTTTTGATGGTGCTGTTGCTGTTCAAACTTTTTCAATTGATTCAGTTGGTGCGTTTACTTTAAGTCCGATTGGGTCTCCTGTTGTAAGAGTTACTACTGGAGTGCTTGACCCAAATACTGGAACATTGATTTTGGTTTGGGATGGAAATCCGGGGCCTAATCATGTTGTTGTGGAATATGAGTATTCTTATCTGGAAACAGACATAAAAGACTCGCACCTTTATTTGGTTAATGGCGACACCATTCGGTCTGACAATCTTGCTGATACTTCTTTGAAGTGGCCTAATGTGCCGATCTCATTGTTTTACGGGTCAAATGGTCTTGATGAGTTGACTCCGTTTAGAGATTTAGATGCTGATCCATTGACTCCAGATGAAATCAATAATCCAAATTTTGGAGTGGCCATTGCTGTTTCTAACTTTGATGGGACAGGAAACGCTTTTGCCAAGATAGATGGAATAGCTATTGAGTTGACCATTGAGGCTTTTGGAAGAACTCTTGTTGCTATAACAGAGCCGAAAGTAGGAGGGTCAGCAGATGCCGTTCCGCAATTTGTTGACTTTATTGGCGGTGGTGGACTGGTGGCAATTGGCGGTGCCGAAGTCAAGCCATTCTGGGAGACAATGCAAGGTGGACTTGTATTCAATGTTGATCCTCCCGATCCTTTGCAGGCGTTGTTAGATGGTCCAATAGTAACTGCCATTTATACACATGATGTTTTAGGCGGAATCGGTGTTGGTGGTCTAGCTGAAGTTCCAGAGGGAGTATTTTCTTTCACTTCATCTGGTGGTGTTTTTACAGGCGGAACTGCAAGGCAGGCAAAAAATGCTTGGGAATATGTGTCAGATGGAAACATTGTATTCATTAGCGGGTCTGCTGATGCTACTCCGGGAAGTCTTTCTACTCCTGTTGAAAAGTTCTTTTTTGATATGGTTGTGTTGCAGACAAATGCTTCTTTTGCGGAAGACGAAGACTTGCAAGATGTAGAAGGATTGTCTGATACAGTAACTCAATGTGGTTGTACAGCTTTGCCGTTGGTGGTTGAATTTGGTCACAATTTGGTGAGAGATAACATTTTTGCAAAATTCCTTGCAAGAAATGGATTTCCTATTTCTGATACGTTGCTTTTAAGATACAATACAACTAATGACTCTTGGCAAACCAATCTTCATTTTGATGGTTGGTCGCCTGATGCTGATACTAAAGAAAAATGGGATCTCATTTTTGAATTGCAATGTACAAACAATATGGGCGGAATAAACATTGGTATGAACATTTGGAAAGTTGCCGTTGAAATATTCAGAAGAAACTTAACTACTTTTGAAGATTTCGACACAAGGATAATTGTTGGTATTTTGCCAGAAGATTTGTGTGATGTTAACGCAAATGAATTGGATTTTGAAGTTAATTACAATACTTTATTGAATGCTGCGGATGTAAATCCTTTGGCTACAATTTATCAAAATACAATTTACGATAACATCGGATTGTTTAAGAATCCATCTTGGACATTTGATCCAGAATTGATTTTGACAGTCTCCCAATCTGGAGTTAAAGAAGATCAAGAAAGAGTCGATCTTACAGATGCGGTATTTGTTTAAGAAAGAGGGTGAAATGGAAATTTGGATTATTGTTATATGCGTCTTAAATTTACTGATATCTATTGCTATTGCTGGTTCTGTGGCAAAAGTGATAAGATATCTGGGTGGAGATTCTCCTGTTGTGGCAGACGAAGATGTGTCGGACACATCAAATCTTCCAGAAGGTCCATTATACAAGATGGAAAATGGTGAATTGGTTCAGGTGGGAACGCCTACTTACGATCAAGAAGTTCTTAGGGGTGCTTCTGAACCTTATGCCGATGGAGTGACTACAAGGCCCTCTACACAGAATTGGGATGGTATCCCCAAATAAAAAAGGCTGCAAGGATGCACGTTGGATATAGAGAATTACCTTCCGAGAGAAGGTTTGGTGTAGAGCTAGAGGTGACAAATACGTGTTCTAAAGACGTAATTGGAATGTCTGTTTCTGGATATGAGGCTCTATATGGAAGTCAAAAAGATGTTGTTGTCACTAAAGGCAAGGGCAGAGGCGGATGGGCAGAAACTCGTCGCAATGATTTCTGGCATGTGAAATATGATTCCACTTGTGGACCGCTTGGAAAGCACATCGACAATGGATGGGAAATTGCATCCTATATTGGTTGTGGGGACAAGGATGTTAAAGCAATTTCTGGTATTGCTGATTGGCTCGCCAACGCTGGCTTGAAGACCAATCGAAATTGCGGCTTGCACATTCATGCAGATGCAAGCGATCTCACTAATTCTCAAGTGGGGTCTTTAATGGCTCGATGGATTAAAATCGAATCATATCTTTTCAGCATATGCAACAAGAGACGCAGCAAGAGCATATACTGCAAACCACTTAAAGAAAAATACAGGGAGATGGTTGGTTTTGGATATGAGTATGATCCCAACAACACATCTAGGTTCTGGTCAATTATGTCTCCTAGAAATTTCAACACTCACAACAATGATGAAAAGAAATGTGCTTTGAATTTTGTGGGATATGCTTCTGGTCAAATCATGAAGAATTATGATAAGTCTACGATTGAGCTTAGGCTTCCAGAGTGCATTTTAGAAACAGATCATGTTCTTAATTGGGTGAGATTGTTTTTGAATTTTATAGACTCTTGCAAAGATTATCCAGAACCCGGTCCTTTAGACCTATCAGAGACTACTGATATTAAAGATGTTTTAAGATGTATTGGCCTTCAAGAAAAAGAAGATTTCTGGATCTTAGATCAAAATTTGCTGGAGACGAAAAAATGGTTTTTGAAGAAACTTGCGAGAAATAAAGAAACTTCAGTTGTTGCTTTTGAGGCCAATAATTTACTTGCATTTATTAGCCAAATATGATACATATTACAGACAGTAAAACTACTTTACAACGATAACTTTATTAACTTAAATTACAAAGAAAAAGGTGATTACTATGGTTGTTACTAACCAAGAACTTGTGGAGCGATATATACCTTTGGCAAACAAATTGGCCTATAAGAAGAAGAGGTCATTGCCAAATTTTGTGGACGTTGAGGAACTTAAGTCTGCTGCTTACCTCGGTCTCGTGGAAGCGGCGTCAAGATTTGACCCTGAACGTGGAGTGGCTTTTTCAACCTTTGCCTATCCTCGGGTGTTTGGAGCGATCCATGACTACCTTAGAGAACAAGGATGGGGAAAGAAAACGGAGCCTAAGAGTGCTGTGAGCTTGGATTCAGAAATGGATGCAGGTGAAGGATGTGCTCTTAAAGATTTAATTGAAGCCAAGCCTGAGAGGAATGACGACGAGTTTATTGAAGTCGTTACTCAAAATCTTGACAAACAGGCTAAAGCAGTTCTGCGACATTATTTTGTTGATGCGTATTCAATGAAAGAAGTTGGCGAAAAATTTGGAGTCAGCGAAAGCAGGATTAGCCAATTGATTAAGCGTTACAAAGATCAAATCCGGTCTGACTGGAACTCTGTTGATCTTCGTTTTGAATTAGCTGCTTGATTGCTAAATACGCATGAGGTGAATCATGAAAAATATACTTACGAGTCTTGTGATTATTGTCCTTTTTGCTTCTCCATGTTTTGGGGAAGGTATTAAAAGAGTTTCTTTACCCTTAGAGGTAAAGCATGAGATGCTATCTGTCCCGAAAGAGATAGAAGGCAAAATCTGGAATCGGTGGACAACTAATAATTTTACTGTGTGCAGCCTCAATGACGCACAGGCCCAATACCTTCACAAGCGACTTGAGCTTGTGAAGGCATGGGTTCTTTCTCGATGGGGATTGTATGATGTTGATTTTTCAGCAGATTGCAAACTTATCTGTGTTGATGACCCAGAGCTTTTTGAGAAGATGTTTCGCATCAAATCTACGAAAGTGGAAATAAGAAGAGATGCTAATGGAAAGATCAAAGAAACTGTGATTTTTCTTTTACTCAACGATTCTCCATCCAGAGTTATTTCAGCACCTTTGACAGAGGTGTGTTTGGCAGAATTTTCTCAAAAGTATGATGCAAATTTTGGATGGTGGGCTTATCGTGGCATGTCTCTGATGAATGGCTCGATAGATCAAATTCGTGCAGAACTCAACTCAACTGCTGCTGTGATCAAAAATGATGATCCCTTGTATTTCAGCAAATCTTTGTTGTCTATGACCAAAGATGAATACAAGAAGTTGAGCGATGAAAAAAAGGCTCTTTATGACAGCAGTGCTATGGCCTTTTGCCTCTTGATAAGAAAAGAATTTGGTCAAGATAAATTCCAAGAATTCTTGAAGAGTTATGCTTCTAATGGAGGCGAGGCTTCTGTTAAAGAGGTTCTGAAGTTCAATGACTGTGAGCACTTCGATATGACGTTTAAGAGATACTTGACAGATTTGACAAATGATTTGGTTACTGGAAAAACTCCTGACCATTATTTGCAGATTAGAGAGAAGTAAATTACTTCTTCATCATCTTACGCATCTTTTTCTTCATAAGCTTTTTCATAAACATTGCGCCGCCGCCACCACCGCCGCCGCCCATGCCACCACCGCCGCCACCGCTTTGTCCCGGTTTGGCACCTGATGCCCCGTTTAGATATTGCGAGAATGGTTGCCCATCACTTGGTACTCTGTGCCCAGTGTCTTTAGCATTTACGTGCATGAACATTCCTTGTTCACTGCCATTACCGTCTTCTGTCTGTAAGAATTGTTTGAACCTCATCATGAAAGTATCTATTGATCAAACTAAAGAATTTGTGTAACTTGTAGGAATGAATGAAGTTCAAGAGGCAATGAAAGAGAGATATGCTCATATTCATCCTTTGATTTTCCAGAGGTCACTGGAAAGGTCGAAGAATGATAGTGAGCTTTTCGACATTTTAGAGACGATCCCAGACGAGTTTCCCATTGTATGGGATGACGAAAAAAGGTCATGGGTCACTACAGAGGATTTAATCCAATCCGAATTTGGGAAAAAGGTGGAGTGAAATGTTTGACATTTTAATGATGATTCCAATGTTGGTTACAGGTCAGGTGTATTATGAAGTGCCACAGGTTTATGTGTGTCCTCCACCTGTCGTTTATGTAGCTCCGACTCATTATGTGGACATTTATCTGGGAAGGATGAAAGAAGAGACACGCTGTTATTCTTTGATTCATTATGGCTCTCGGGGATATGTGAGAGTGCCAGTTATAAATGGATACGCTCCAGAGGTCACAGAGAGCCGTAATAGGACTGTTTACGATTACCGGAGAAGAATACCGTATTCTAGGTGCATGACGCCTGAGAAGGCAAAGGAGAGGGCTAGAGTCAAGTTGAGAGCACCTCAAGTGATAAGAAAGAAGGAGTTGGAATTAAAAGGTCCAATTCTTCCTAAAAAAGAACAGACTCTACCACGAGTACCAGAACCTCCAGTTCAATTTCCTAAGCCACGGGTGATAATGGCAGAAGATATGAAGAGACCGTCTGATGTCAAAAACCCAGAAAAGTCTTTAGGGCCGAGATATAACAGGAAGTCATAGATGCAATTGCATGAAGAGTATATCCACCGGCACAATTTAGATGTGCCGGTGGTGAGGTATGATAGTTCATCGCAAATTATCCTTCGGAGCAAAGATGGTCCTTTGCAATGGAGGATAATATCTTGCAGATGGAGGACCAATGGATATCATCCCGGATACTTTGAAGTTTATTGTAAGAAGCCTGTTCGGAATGGGCATTACAAAGAGAATGCCTTGCAAAACATAGCAATGGATAATCTTTATTGGGAAGATTATGAAAGAAAGATTCTTAATCTAACCAATAATATGAAAAAGGATTACTTAGCGATATCTGACAAAGAATCAGATTTAGCAGCATGGGAAATATTTCTTTTGATATATGACACGTGGTTGTCTCAAAATATGCCAAAAGAATTTTATGAACATGTTTGTGAAAGCATAAACTGCAACTTAAGTTACAGTTCAAGAAAAAAAGCTTATAGAAAATCCCTCATGTATATTAAAGGATCAGACGTGTGTGATGCGTACATCTACCAGATAAAATGGTTGAGTTCACGTCATTCAAAATGGTTAGAAGATTTGATCAATGCCTAAGAAATATTCATCAGTACAACTTAGAAATCCAACCTCTCAGCAGCATTTACTCAAACTGAGGCCGGGGCAAGATGCCATTTTGTCTTTTGATTTTGATATATTTGGAAATTTTGATGTGGAGTTGGCCAGTGACTATCTGAATTGTGAATTTGATGGAAATGGAAAGTATCGAGTATGGCAAAAAGAAGATGTTGATCCATGGGGAAGTTACTCTTCAATGTTCTTGGGAGAAATTTGGATTGATTACAAAACTGCCATATCAAAAGTTTC